AGTGTAAAACAGTTTATTGATGTGTACGTATGTGAAAATATCTAAATTGTAACGCTTTTCTGTTATGTTTTCTTGGTCATTTGTCTAAACTATTGTACATTTGCACTCGAAAACGTTACAGATAACGTTTTATATAAACTTTAACGACACAAATTTACAAAAAATATGGCAAAGCTGGTTAGAAAAAAGAAAATAATTGTACCGAGAAACAAGATTTCGGTATTGATGTCACGATTTGAGTGTGGCCAGTGTATGGTATACAACGCTCTTGCATATCGTTCGAAGAGTGATAGGGCTGAGAAGATACGCAAGATGGCGTTGAATGAGTTCGGAGGCAGGAACGTCAGCGTGCCTGTGTACGAACAGTAGGAAAGGATTAGCTGAAATCAGATATTAATGCAATTTGTTTAAACGACGTGGAAGCGACCACTCACATGATTTTTCATATTCTAACTAATCGTTAAATAATGTCTGCCTGGTGCGTGAGCATAGGGCAGTTTTTCAGAAATCTAAAACTGACGCTATATGCTGCAACTTTTCTCGACGCAGACCTACCAGGATAAGGTAGATGCGATATATAAGCTGCTCAATACTGACACGGACTGTCCGATAGAGTTGTTTGAGTGGCGTATGAGGCGGATACACTGCCTTAACTTGAAGATTAAACAACGTTCTGCCGACATGGGCAGGAGGGAGGAGATATACTAAGTATGTTCTGGAAGAAAAAGAAAGACAAGGAAAAGTCCGGGACTTGGGGCAAGGCTGCAAGGACGGGCAAATGGAGAAGTACCACGTCGCTTAAGGCAAAGCTTGACAAGGTATTTTCGATGTATATCAGGCTTCGGGACTCGAAGGTGTATGGATATGAGTATTTCCGATGTGTGAGTTGCGGGAGGGTGTTGCCCTTTGAGCAGGCTGACTGCGGACACTACATATCGCGAACCAATATGGCTCTGAGATATTCGGAAGACAACTGTTCGGCGCAGTGCCGTTTTTGTAACCGCTTCAAGGATGGCAATATACTTGACTATCGCCAAGGACTGATAAGGAAGATTGGCGAACAGAGAGTAACGCTGCTTGAAGCAAGGAAGCACGAGGCGAAGAAATGGTCGAACTGGGAGCTTGAAAGGCTCATAGAACACTATGAGGGCGAGGTAAGGGAAATGAGAAGTAACACATAGGATATTTTGCTCATATATAAATTCAAGTTTTTAGGTTATTGATGTAAAAATCTTTGCAGCAGCGGCTGCTACGTATGTTTTTGATTAAAAAACATCTGTCCGGTTCGTGAGAATAGGGCGGTTTAAAAAAGGGGGCGTGACTACGGCTTGGGTAGCGTAGAGTTATAAAGAAGTGGTTCCGATGTGAGGGTTCGATTCCCTCTGCCCCCACGAAAATCTTAATTTTATTTGTCATAAAACACTCTTGTTGTTCGGTTCGTGAGACTAGAACAACATTTTACTACGAAACTATAAAACAAAATATAACATGAACAAGAAATATGTATTGGACAAGATACGTGAGCTGATGCCGGACGACTCGAAGAGACCGATGGGCGTTGGCTATGTGGAACTGAAGAACGCTGTGCAGGCTGACTTGAAGAAGATAATGAACGAGCTGTTGAAGGACGGTGAGATAAACTACTTCAAGACGCTAAACGGTGTGACGGTATATTTGAAGGACTCAAAACTATAACACAATATGAAGAAGATATTGATAGACAAGATATGCCTGCGATACTTCAAGGGCGTAGAGAATAAGGAAATCGTGCTGGGCGACAATATCAATGTGATAAAGGGTCGCAACGGAATAGGCAAGTCGACGATAGCAGACGCTATCAGCTGGGTGCTGTTCGGCACGAACCAGGCCGGTGCCACCAAGTTCGGCATCAAGACCAAGGACAAGGACGGCAGGGAGATTGAGGACGTGGCGCACTCAGTAGAGATTTCGCTTAGTGTGCAGGACGAGCAGGAAGGCATGATGTGCTACGTACTGACACGCTCACTGACCGAGACCCGTAAGGACGACGGCAGCGTGACGAACAACTACACATATAAGGTAGACGGAGAGGTAGAGACGGCAGGAGACTTCAAGAAGGTCGTTGACGCCATTTGTCCTGAAGAAGTGTTCCGTCTGTGCTCATCGCCATACAGCTTCACTCAGATGGACTGGAGCGAGCAGCGCAAGAGGCTGAACGAAATGTTCGGCGTTCCGAGCGTGGAAGACGTGACGGGTGGCGACAAGAAGTATGACGCTATCAAGGAACTGCTTGAGAAGGACGATGTCGACAAGATACTGAAGCACTTGAACTACAAGCGCAAGGAGGTGCAGAAGAATCTGGACGAGGTGCCTGTAAGACTTGAAGCCTTGAAGAACGTGCTGCCGAAAGCAGAGGACTGGGCTGCAGTAGAGAAGCTGATTCTGGAGAAGAGAAAGGAGATAACTGAAACACGCAAGAATCTCAACACCATAGACAACGGCGGTGCAGACTTTATACGTAAGTATCAGAATATAAGCACTCTGAACCTTGACCACAAGCGCAAGCGCATCATGGAAGAATCGGCGCAACGCAGGTTGGGCGAGATAATTAAGGCGAACGCCGAAGCCAAGACGGCATGCAAGAAGGCTGTAGCGGAAGCGGAGCAGACCGTGGAGGACTTGCAGGTGAAGATAAAGTCGCTTGACGAGTCAATAGAAAGATGCAACGCACGACTCAACGAGCTTGAAACCGCGAAAGCTGACGGCAAGGAGAAGTGGAAGCTCATAAAGGCAAGAACGTGGGAATGGAACGAGGACGATGCCTTCTGCCCTACCTGCAAGCAGGCTTTGCCGGAAGACCAGGTGCAGAAGATTATGGAGGAGTCGAAAAAGGCATTCCTTAACAACCAGGCGTCAGACCTCAAGAAGCTGGGTGACGACGCTGCAAGAATAAAAGAAGAAGTAAAGAAGTGTGAGGAGAACACTGAATACTTCAAGACGGAGCAGAAGACAACACAGGCGCAACTTGGCGAAGCGGAGACGGCTCTGGAAGAAGCCAGGAAAGCGCAGGAGGAACAGGCGAAGAAAGAGGAAGAGAAGGTGAGCGTAGAGACCTTGCTCGCAGAGAAACCCGAGTACAAGCAGGTGTGCGACCGTATCAAGAAGATAGAGGCTGAACAGGAGAAGCCGGCTGACGAGGGCATGAGCGAGGAAGACAAGAAGTTGAAGGCGGACGTGGAAAAGAAGCTGAAAGACTTGGAGTCAGAGAGAGAGGTGCTCGCGTCACGGCTTGCAGTAAAAGCGCAGTGGGAGAAGGTGAACGCACAGATAGTCGGTCTGCAGGAAGAACGCACGCAATGGAAGGAGCAGATAGACAGCCTGGACGAGAAGATAAAGGCAGCAAGTGACTTTCAGAAGCGCTCGTGCGAGGTGCTTGAAGAGAACGTGAACAGACGGTTCAAGTTGGTAAGGTGGAAGATGTTCAGACGACAGCTCGACGGCACGGACAAGCCATGGTGTGAGTGCTCGGTGGACGGCGTGCCATACTCGGACTTGAATACGGCAGCGAAGATAAACGCAGGTCTCGACATAACTAACACGCTGAAAAGACACTACGGAGTGGACGTGCCTTGCGTGATAGACAATGCCGAAACGGTGCAGGAGCCACTGTATGAGGGAGGTCAGCAGATAAGGCTGACGGTGACGGACGACGAAGACATAGTGATAGGCTATGAAAATAGAGACGAAGTATAGCATCGGAGATACCGTGTGGTTTCTGGACGGGTATCGTGCGCAAAGCAGCAAGATAACCGGTATAGAAGTACAAGTGTTGGGAACATCAAAGCCCTTCGTACAATACAGATTCTGCGTGTTTCCTCCAATTAAGGAGGAGCACGCATTCAAGACAAAGGAAGAACTGATTAAATACATAGGAAAATGACACAGACAACAACAACAGCAGTGGCCAAGCAGCCACAGTTGACAGCCAAGCAGTTGGCGGTAAAGGACTTTAAGAAGGTAGCCGAAGGCGGTTATTATCAGCAGCAGTTGAAGAACGTGTTGAAGGAGAACGCAGGTACGTTCGCGGCATCGCTCATGGAGCTGGTGACGGGTGACGACAAGCTGCTGGCTTGTGAGCCGAAACTCCTCATGGCTGAAGCAATGAAGGCAGCATCGCTGAAACTGCCGTTGAACAAACAGTTAGGTTATGCCTACATCGTGCCTTACGGCAAGACTCCGACAATGATAATCGGATACAAAGGCTTGTATCAGTTGGCTATCCGCAGCGGTCTGTACAAGAACATCAATGCCGACGTGGTGTATGAGGGCGAATATCAGGGCTACGACAAGATAACTGGCGAGCTGCACCTGAACGGCGAGAAGGTATCGGACAAGCCTGTAGGTTACTTCGCCTACTTCGAGCTGACTACCGGCTTCAAGAAGATGATGTACATGAGCATCGACGATATGGCATCGTACTGCAAGAAGTATTCGGCAACGATGAAGAGCTGCAAGATGTCGAACGAGGAGCTGGCAGAGTTGGCGGAGAAGCAGGCGAAGCAAGGCCCGGGTAACTCAGTGGGCTGGTACGGCAATTTCAACGATATGGCGACAAAGACGGTGCTGCGCAGACTGCTGTCGAAGTACGGCTATCTGAGCATTGAAATGCAGAACGCCATGAGCGTGGACGAGGTGAAGACTGCTGAGGAACATCGTGACACCGAGTTTGCCGAGAGCAAGGAGGTGATCACCGTGGACGCACAGACTGGCGAGATTATTGGCACTGGCACAGATAATAAGCCTTCCGAAGCCTCCTCGGGCCTCTCTAAGCCTTTGGGCGAGAAGGCAGGTGATGCAGACGACGACAATCCTTTTGAGTAATGGAACTACGCATCGTCGGCAGTTCGAGTAAGGGCAACGGCTATCTGCTCGAAGCAGAGAATGGCGACCAGCTTCTGATTGAGGCTGGCTGTCATTTGAGAGAATACCAAGATGTTGGGCACCTTAAAAGAAGTCGTGCACGTGGAATGATAGTAAGTCATGAACATGGCGACCATTGTAAGTATGTGCGTGAGTTTACCAGTGCCGGGATAGACGTACTGAGCACATCGGCGGTGAAGGAGAATAACAGATATGGCGTGACTGCCGTGGAGCACGGCAAGACATATCATCTTGGGGACTTCGCTGTGACGCCGCTGAGTGTTGAGCATGACGTGGAATGCTTCGCTTATCTTGTGCATCATCCGGAAATGGGGACGCTGATGTTTGCGACGGACTGCTGGAACCTGCATCAAGTGGTGAAAGGCGTGGCGCATTATCTTATCGAGGCTAACTATCAGGACGATATTCTGGACGAGGCTGTGAGAGGAGGGCGCACGGTAGCATCACAAGCGGACAGAATAAGACTGAGCCACATGAGTCTGAAGCACTGCATAGAGTACTTGAAGATGTGCGAGGCGGACAAGACGGCGAGAACGATAACGCTGATTCATGCAAGCGGAAGACATCTGGACAAGAAACACGCAGAGCTGGCGGTGGCAGGACAGACTGGTGTAGCGACGTGGGTGGCGAAGCAAGGGTTGGAAATAGTATTAATGTAAGAAAGGGGGAATATGGAAAGAGTAGTATTCAAAAAAGCATATTGTTTGGCTGAGTCCTTAGATGTTTGTGTAAACCTTCTCTATATGTTTGACTATGGTGGAATGAATGAAGTGTTAGATAGGCACGTGAGCATTCTCGTCAGGAATGACAAGGAGTTTAGCAAGAAACTTCGTGATTTATTAAAGGATACTCAGAAACGTTTGCAAAAAGAATTTGATGAACTATAAAAATAGGAATTATGGAACCAATGGTAACAATATCCGTAAAGGATTACAACGAACTTGTGCGGAATAGTGGTGATAAACGTGTGATAAAAGCACTAAAAATTATCATAAATCGCGTATTATATGATGTTTCTGTAGCTATGAAATATGGCTCGAATTACAATGTTGTAGATGGGCTACAAAGTTTTATCAAGAAAATTCAGAGCGAGGATTCTTGTTTTGAAGAAATAATAGAACGCTATAAAAACGATTCGCTTCATGAGAGTACCGAGGAAGATAAAGAAGGCAGCGAAGTACGTTGAGCGTCGTGTGCGACGTATACCAAGCGGAATATTGCTAATCCCTTATGACGAATATGTTGTAAAAGGACGCTGCACAAGGTGGAAGTTGAAATGCTTAAACAAAGTCAAAAGAGAAGTTTGGAGGACGTTGCTTGAAGAATGGCAACGTTATGATGGCGTTATATCTACGTATTAAGAATATAATAATTTGAAAGGGGGTAAGGGGTATGGCGACTTTTGAGAGGCTGAATGACCCGAGGCAGTATATGGCTGCTATGAGAGAGATAGACAAGGCTCGCGACTGCGGGTATGCGATAGACATAGTGAAGCACAGAGAGGTGGCTACGAACAAGCAGATGGCTTATCTGAACTTCATCATAAGCTACTACGGATATAAGCAGGGTGAGACTTTCTACAGTGTGCTACGGACGATACAGCAGGATGTGTGTCCGCATATCTTCTTGGCGGAGGACGGCGGTAAGAAGCCAAAACCGCTGTGCTACCTGACTACGGCTGAAATGTCGAGCGTGATAAGGAACTTCCTGGACTATGCGTCGATGAGCGAGGTAATGATACCCGACAAGGACGACGAGAGAGGTATGAGAAGCGCAAAGGCAGAGCTGGCGAGCGGTGGCGCAGGATGGGTGTGAGGAATGTTGAGTTAGGAATTTTGAATGTTGAATTGGTCGGCTTTGCCGATTTTGAATTTATAAATTAGGAATTAAGATGATACATATTGAAGGACCGATAATAAAGATTCTGCCCGAGAAGAGCGGCATAAGCCAGTCGGGCAGAGAATGGAGAGAACGTGACGTAGTGATAGGGTATGTGGCGAGCTTGCAATATCCGAAGAATGCAGTCGTGACGTTTAGGGGTGCGCAAGTGGACGTGGTGAACCAACTTGGCAATGGCGACGCTGTGGGATGCGACATAAGCATTGACGCAAGAGAGTGGCAGGGTCGGTGGTTCAATACAGTTGTCGGGTATAATCTGAAGAAGCTGTAATATGACTATTCCCGATGAGATACTTGACCTTGACCTGGTGAAGATAGGAATGTATATCTACATCAAGAGGAAATGCGGTAAGGCTGGTGAATGTGACGTGTCAATGAAGGAATTAGGTGACCGTTTCGGACTGACGAGACCGACGACAAGCAGGTATCTCACGGAACTGTACAATCTGAAGGTTTTGTTTCAAAACGGACACCAAACGGACACCAAGCGGACACTTATCACATTAAAACCCAATGGGTTAGATAACATCGACGGACACCAAACGGACACCAAGCGGACACCTGAACAGGAACTTAAAGAGAGAAAGTTGACGTTTGGGATGCAGCTCAAACCATTCAACGGAATGTATCAAAGGTCTATGCTTGCCGAATTCTACAACTACTGGACAGAGGTGAAGGAAGGAGGAAGAAAGATGCGATTCGAGAAAGAGAAAACGTTTGAGATAGCAAAGAGATTGGCACGGTGGAGCAAAAACAATTACGGCAAGAGCAGCTCTGAACAGCGTATGCACACGGACGGAACTGTTCTTCATGCAGAACAAATGGATTATACGAAAGGTACATGGTAGATGAACTTTAATTTCAAGCAAATGGTAGAAAGCCTGAAAGACACGGGCTATCCTGCCGAACCCGACAGGGTGAGAATAAAGGTGGCGAACGCTGAGGCAAGGCTGAGGGCTGGGTTGGACTACTTCACGGGCAAGGGAGTTTGGAACGAGGAGAACTACAGGCCCGTAGTGGAGTGGCTGGAAGACAACAAAGGTCGAGGGCTGCTGATAAACGGAGGCTGCGGTCTCGGGAAGTCGCTGATAGGCATGCGTATAATACCGATACTTATCAATACGGCATGCCGAAAACTCGTCAGCGTGTACAGAGCGCAGGATCTCGTGTCGCAGCCAGACGCTATACTGAGCAAACACATAATCTATATAGATGATGTGGGGACTGAGAATGTGGCGAACAACTATGGAAACAAGCGCATACCTTTCATGGAGTTGTGCGACTTGGCAGAGATTAAGGGTAAGCTGCTGATATTGACAACAAACCTTGACATTCCGCACTTGGAGGAGAAATACGGAGAGCGCACGATAGACAGACTTAGAGCTATCACGAAGTGCGTAACGTTTAGAGGAAAATCACTTAGAAAATAACTAAAAAAAGAGGAAATATGACTGTAACGAGAATTGACTTTGTAGACAATGCTACGACCAGAGAGGCAGGCGTCTACGCAATGAAGTATGGCTGGGCATTCGTAAAGGGTGTGTGCCGTGAAGTGAACGAGTTTGTGCATCGGCTGCCATGGGTGTGCATAGGCGCTGTGCTGATAGTGGCAACGTCGGTGAGCTACGTGTGCATTGCGGAAGCGAGAGCTGAACGTGACAAGGCGAACAAGGCGCAGATGGAGCTACAGCAGCAAGTAGAACAGCTCTCATGCGCTGTCGAAGCAGAAAGGAGTGCAAAATGATTCACAATCCATTCATGCCTCGTGAGCAGCGCACAGCAATCCTCACGTTCGACAACGGTCAGCGGGTACGTGCCGAAATCCTCATTCCCAAGTCAGACCGACCAATCTTTCACGACGACCTCGAACGTCGCTTTATAGAAGACTTCCACAAGTCGCAGCCTAATGCTGCTCACAAACTTGTCAAAGTTCACATTCTACGCAATTAAAAAAAACATACGACAATGACAACATTCAACAAAGACCTCTCGCCTATAGACCAGGCACGTATAATACTGCGTAACTACGACAAGGTAGTCGAAGAACGCGACAAACTGCTAAAGGAGAACGAGCGCCTGAACAATCTCGTAGAGCAGAAGGACGTGCTCTATCGCAATATGCTTGAGCGTATGGAGGCGAAGAACAAGTCAAGTGACATTGAGAGCAAATACAAGAATTTGCAAGTTCAGCATGACAGGCTCAACAAAGAGTATGAGAAACTGAAGGGCGCACGATATTCGGTGGAGATAGTGAAGCAACTGTGCGGCATTTTAAAGACATACAGCAAGCAGCTGCGCAAGACTGGACTGAATATTGACGCTATAGAGGAGCTGTTTGACAGCAGTGCAGAAGAGCCGTCAGAAAAAGAAACAATACTGGGCAAATGCATCTACGACAAGCAGACACAGAACTTCATTGACTACGTGCGTGAAGTCATTGATGTTTGGCACACTACTGGTACGCTGCGAGGCATATCTCTGCTTTCCAGCCGGTACAGAGTAACCGCTCTCACTAAAGAGCTGTTCTTTATTTACAATCTTGACAAGGACGGCGTAGACGATGCTACTATAGCGAAAGTTTACGAACAGGTAAAAAGACGATAAAAACAACAGAGTAATGAAGGAAGAGTATACATCATGGGAGTACTTCAAAGAAGATACTCCTATTACCAACATTCAAGTAAATTCTTAACACCATTTGTAACTATGAAGAAGAAAATCAAGACATGGCTCATACACCTTCTGGGTGGTGTGACAGTAAGCGAGATGCAACAGAGCAATTTTAATAGCGCTTGCTTTGGCGCACGTAAGGCTCTTGCTATTATCAAAGAGTATGCTGACAGCGTAAACGGCAAGCCTGCTGACGAATGGTGCGAGCTGGTGTACAAGCAGATTTGCAGACAATTAGATTCGGTCACGTATGGAACTGACGAAGAAAGACCAACGGCACATCCGTAACCTCGCCACGTCTGACGTGTTCAAGATTGCCGTCAATGCGTCAGAATATGCCGAGGCTTACAGAATAGCCTACCTCAAGGAGACTATGAAATACCTCCAAGAGAAGATAGAATTCCTGGAAATGTGTTACAATAAAAATTACAACAATGGAAAACAAGATTAATATAGCAGAGATATTGAAGGATTGCCCAAAAGGGATGGAGTTGTACTCACCGATATATGGCAAGGTCGAACTTTTGGAAGTGGACAGTAATTCTGAATATTCAATAAAGACAGTTACCAGCATTGGGCGCCCTGGTTCATTTACTCCTTATGGTCGATTTTATGAAAACTACCCCTCTGCAGAATGCCTCCTCTTTCCCTCCCGTGAAATGCGAGACTGGACGAAGTTCTTCAAGCGAGGAGACGTGGTGATTAAAAATGGAGGTGGTATGGCTGCTGTATTTGACGGCTGGGCAAATGATACTTACACAGAATTCAATACTACTGTCAATCTGTATTGTGATAATAATACAGGTGAAGAAGAAGTTTGTACAACACTTCTTTTCAGAAAAGCAACAGAGGAGGAGCGCAACCAGTTCATTGAAAAGGTAGAGCTTATCCTTAAAGGCAAGTACAATCCCGACACCCTGCAAGTAGAGCCAGTAAAGCCCAAGAGCCAGTTCAAGCCGTTCGACAAAGTGTTGGCGAGGGATGACGACAAACATATATGGCGTGCTAACTATTTCTCGCATTACAAAAATGACTATGAATATCCTTATTGTTGTATAAACGGCTTTTATCGTTACTGCATCCCCTACAACGAGCACACCGCCCACCTACTCGGCACAACAGACCCATACACGGAAGGAGGCAGCGAATGAGCTGCCCCTTCTCTCTCGAAAACGTCAAGTTCCGTGAGACCGCACACATAGCCTTCGAGGACGAATACGTCACGGCATACCAGTCCACCGACATCGTCCCGAAGATATACAAGAGCGTCAATACCCCTCGCGACAAGAACGGCTTGGCATCAGGCAAACCCAAGACCTACTATCGCACACGATACAGCGAGTGGGTTACGGAAAAGACATTTGTTGAACAATATCAGAAAATCAGAGAAAAATTCTAAGTTATGCTAATAATAGAAATATTGAAAATCATCGCCAGTTTCTCTATTACCATAGCACTCTTCTATGCGTTCTTTAAAGTTGGCAGACAGAGTGCTTACGACCATATCCTTGAGCGTTTTAGCGACGCTGTAAATATTCTCGATAAGCAGAACGCATACATACAATCATTGGAAGAAAGAGAAAGACACGACCCTAAGCGCCCTATGCTAATCGAATACGAGCCTTCCGTCCATGCCGAAGACTTCATTGACAGCTTGCAACGGATGATAGCCAAATATGGCAACAAGACTGTCGAACTTGAAAGCGCAGACATTACAGATGTTATCTATGATGCCGAACGAGGATTCTTCACCCCAACATGTCTGTGTGATATACCGCTTAAAGCGAGCGAAATGGTTTCTATGATACGGTTTTTGATGAGCAAGCACGGCAATCTCGCAGTAGAATGCCCCAAGTTGATGCTCTCATCAATCACATATTACGCAGACACCAATAAGTTTCACATCAGTTAAAACACCATTATATGAAAGACGTATTCACGATCCATCAAGCCGACAACGGCATCATGTTGAAGTCGGACGAATATGTAGAGGTGATGGAGGACACTCACAATGCAGACGGTAAAGGCAAAGATAATCTTTACCAACGTCTCGGTAGGTATCTCTATTCCTTGGTTAAAGGCACAATGGACGAAGAAAATACAACTAACGTCCAAGTCGAACTTAACATAACAAAAATAAAATGAGATACGGACATTGTAAAAACTGTTTTTGGTGCAAATGGGGATATTGTTTCATGCAAAATAAAGAGACAAGAAAAGAATCATATTGCCCAGACTTCTACAGCAGAAGGTCATCGAATGAAAAATTAGAGCAAGTTATTAACCACTGGATTGCTCAAAAACAAATGTCAGTATTAGAACTGAATAATATCAAAAGTCGTTATAAGAACTCAAAACAGAAAGGAGAATAATATGATAGACGAAAAGAAAAAACAGAATGGAATGAAGACTTGCTTTGACCGAAGGATTGACGATAAGGTAGAGCGTGAATTTATGCGTGACCCCCTTATTGCCTATACAAGAGCATTTAACGAGGCAATAGACTGGTTCAAAAACGCCTTATGGCACGAACGAGACGAAGAACCTACAGAGGAAGGTGCTATCATTAAACGTCTTTTCAAAAAGGGCGAAACATATCTTACTTTCTTCAACTGGGTAAAAGTCAAGGACGATATTATCAAGTCGCAAAAGATGTATGGAAGCACTCAAAATCAGATAGCCCTATGCGTGCGTAGGGCTTGGAAAGAATGCGGAAACTTCGACAAGTGGTGCTATCTTGCCGACCTGCTCCCGAAAGGAGGTGAACGATGATAGACGAAAAGAGAATACCACAAAGGATTTATATAAAAGACTATCAACTTGCCGAATGTGAAATTGAAGGTGTAGCAGATGCTCGTATTAATGCTGTTCCTTATAAATGTGGGAGTGGGAAATTATGCGAATACATAAATGTTGACAATCTGTGGCATGATGCAAGCGAAGAACCTGAGTCAGACAAATGTATTCTCATACGATTTGTTGACTATAAAGGGAATGTCGAATACGGGACTGATATTCTCGCTCCTCCTATAACGTGGAATAACTGGGTAGAAGTTTGCAAAATAACCAAGTGGTGCTACGTCAATAACATATTGCCGAAAGGAGGTGAGAAATGATTAAAGCAGAAGACCTAAGAATAGGCGACCTTGTAAGAGTAAGAAAAATGAAATTCTGTCGTTTTATTATCCCAGAAGATGTCGCATACAAGGTGACTCAAATAATTTCTAAAGATTCATTGATTAACAACAGAAGTAGTGTGTGTTTATGCCTTACTAATCCTAAGCAAAATCAAACAGAATATCCAATGTCTTGTGGGAGTCTCTTACCCATTCCTCTCACTCCCGAAATCCTTGAGAGAAACGGATTTGAAATGCGGGAAGACACAGTCGTCTATGCGAAAAATAGATTAGCATTAAAGCCTTTGGATGATGAAAAAGGCTACCAAGTATGCTTGGGTAGCTTGCGCTTATTTTATGTAAAGGTAAGTGTTATTAAGTACGTTCACGAGCTACAGAATATCCTCTATTGGATAGATGGTGAGAATGCAAATTTAACAATATAATAAATCTAAAAAACAAAACATATATGGAAGTACACAACAACAACTGTCAGCAGTTCTCCGGAACAAGCATTGACGGTATGGTCATAATTAACGGCAACGTTATACGTGCAGCCAAAGAACTCAGTGTGGAAAATAACAAGGTGTTCATCAACGGCAAACTTGTCGAAGAGTACAGCAACGTTCCTCTCAAAATCGAGATTACAGGAACCGTCAAGTCAATCAAAACCATAAGCGGAAGTGTTCACGTCGAAGGTAACGTTACTAATGTAGAGACGGCAAGTGGCAGCGTACATTGTCAGACCGTTATTGGTGACGTAGAGACAATGAGCGGTAGCGTAAGATGTAACAACATAGAAGGTGATTGCTCGACAATGAGCGGAAGCATAAGGAGATAAGTAACATGACAATATCACAACTTATTACGCGTTTACAATTCTTGCAAAAGCTCATAGGCGACACCGACGTACTCATCAACGGACAAGACATCCGCTTTGTCGAAGACGAGTGGTGGCGAGGAAAAGAAGTGGTAAACTTAGAATAACAGCGTATGCAGAAGATAATGTTCAACGATAAGTACGGCCTCACACAGGCTGTACTTGATGGTCGCAAGACGCAGACAAGGCGTATAGCTCATGCAGGTTATATCAAATTTCCCAACACCTGTATCGGGCTAAAAGGCAACAACCGAAACAAACTTTATCTAAAAAACGGGAAAAACATTGTCGCCCGTTCACGTTACAAGATAGGCGAGGAAGTAGCAATTGCACAAGCCTACAGAAGGTTAGGAGTTAATAGCGATAGAGTCTATAACGATAATGAGATATTTGAAATATGTTGGTCTAAAGGTTGGAAAAACAAAATGTACGTGAAGGCCAACCTTATGCCCAACCGCATCCGTATCACCAATATCCGTGCCGAGCGTCTGCAATACATCAGCGAAGAGGATTGTTTTGCTGAGGGTGTCGTGCAGCAACATGAAGATGGAGCTAATGGTGAAATCTATTCTTACATCCCATACGAAAAGCCTCTATACAGTACCCCACGAGAAGCCTACGCAGCCCTCATAGACAAAATCTCCGGCAAAGGCACATGGGCATCCAACCCATACGTCTTCGTCTACGAGTTCGAACTAATAAAATAAATAAATTTATGGAACGATTCAAAGACATATTACAACTCACAGCAAATTGTGAAATAACCGAAATAGTAGACGGAGAATTGTGTAGATGGAAGCACATAATGATACACCCAGAGGATATACATTATATTCTCGCTATTAACTGTCTTACTCATAATGTTGATAGTCTAAACCTTTTCTCAATGAAAAAGAACTACTTTTTTATAGGGAAAAGAGATGTTGAATTTATTATAAGAGAGAAGATAAGACAAAAAGAAGACAGATTAGAACTTGTTAAACGAGACATACAAGCTCTGTATAACGAGTTAAAGTTTTACGGATTTGAAGAAAAAAAAACACCTCTCCCTGGTGACAGCAGGGAGAGAGATAAAATTAAAATTATGACACGTAAAGAAACAGCAGAGCGCATCAAGGTAATGCAGGCATACGTTGATGGCAAACAGATAGAATATAGAGATAGTCTTGGTAAATGGAGAGAAACATACTCTCCTGTTTGGAGTCTAGATACTGAATACCGCATCAAGTCAGAGCCTAAGTACCGTCCATTCAATGACACAGAAGAGTGTTGGCAGGAAATACAGAAGCACGGACCGTTCGGATGGATAAAAGACAAACAAGACGGGTCTTATGTCTTAATTACGAACGTTAATGACGATGAAGATTCAGGTGGAATGTCTATCAACAGTAATGGGGGATGGGATTTTGGGGGACTTATGGATAATTACACATTCGCCGACGGTACGCCCTTCGGCATAAAGGAGGAGTAAATTATGAGAGAAATAAAATTTCGTGGCAAAGACGTCTTCACAGACGCTTGGCGATATGGTGACTTGGTTCACAACAAAAAAGTGACAACTACGGGCTTAGAGCCTCGTACAATGGTTGGTGGGTATGAGGTTGACCCAGAGACTGTAGGACAATACACGGGACTGAAAGATAAGAACGGCAAGGAGGTATACGAGGACGACGTGTTGCGCTCCGACGAATATCCGTACAGCTGCCTTGAAGACGGTGTGCGCGACAACTATTTTGCCGTGGTGTATTATTATGAGGAGTATGCCCGTTTCGTAACAGTAACGATAAAAAATCCCGTATCTAACGTAGGCGGCATTTCGGAGGGTAACCACGGAGATGTTTCGCGGGACGAAATGATGGACTTTGAGGTTGTCGGCAGCGTCTACGATAAGGAATGGCAGGAGAAGTTGAACCTAAAAAACGAATAGCTCTATGAAAGAAAGCAAAAAGTATTTATGGCTCGCTTGTGATAGAGACAATACGCTCGTGCTGTTTCCGGATAAGCCGTTCCGTGACAAGTGGTTTGGATTCTGGTGTAAATTCAAGAACGGCATGTATTGCTGCAATGATGAAATGACCGTAAGAGAATATGAAAACAACAGGTTTGTCGTTCCTCGGAACTTTAGTAACTTGTCTTGGGAAGACGAACCTGTTAGGGTAACATTGAGTCTTGAACCGGAAGTAATAGCCTCAGACGACGCAACAACGAATTAAACGAATTTACGAATTTAATAAGGATTTATAGAGACGAATGAAAGCAAGATTAGCAAAGAAGATAATTAAGGCGAGTGCTACTTATTGTTTCTATTGTAGAAATTGCGACACTCACAGTAGATTTAAGTATCATCCGTATTGGACAAGTCACTGGAACCGCTATGGTTCTCAGATGAAATACGTACCAACAGGTGTTTGGAGGTTAGACCAACGCTTGAATGCAGCTTTGCGACGGCTGCCTCAATATACACAGAAACTGTCGTGTGCTGTTGAGGCAAAACTAATGGAGATAAAAAGAAACAGGCTACACAAGAAGTTGGAACGAGCAATAGCCCGACAAAGCTTTAGGGAAGGGAATAGTAATGAGAATGTATCCTCATCAATCGACGGAAAAATGGAATGTCTATAACGGCAACCTATTAGACCGGAAAGCGAGTCGTGAACTGACCATGCTCTACAAAAGACGCATGGAAGAGGAAAAGAGCAAGGGGGAGTTTGTCCCTTATAGGACTTACTTCCGCTGCTCAAGGTTTGAAATTAAAGAATATACAATATGGAAAGAACTATAATATACAGAACACAGCGTACCGTTACAGACGTACGCACAAAGGGAGGTATGAAGGCACATATTTGTGTGTATGGCGAGATAGCAAGAGTGAAGGGCAAAGGTTTTTGGATTTTCAAGCTGCCCGACAGATACATACGCAGAACTTGGCTAATGGAGTACGTGAAGACCGTGAGAGGGACTTACGTGCCCATTAAGTGTTACTTGAAAAGGCTTTCATTCGAGAGTGCCAAGCGAGTAATGAAAGTGGAGAACATAATGGAGGAGGAACTTAAAGCAAAGTGTCATGAATATAAGAAGAAGTCTGGTAAGGCAGAATAGAAACCTGCTTGCTGTGCATCCTGACGTGATGAAACGGACGATGGATGCAGTGAACGACCAGTGCTCGCTGTACTATATCATCATCGGCTCGGTATATAACCTGGCACAAAGTTCGATGCTCGACGCTAAGGTGATGCTGGAGGAGACAAAGCACTGGAAACATGAGGTGAAAAGAGACGTGAACAAGGCTCTTGCTGCATACGACACGTGGAACTCGAAGATGAAGGTGCAACTGCGGGACAGGTATCAGATGTGGCTTGACATATCGGACGACGTGGCGGAGAAGATGAAGATGCACGTACAGAAGCTAAAGTGGAGCTACGATGCGGTGCTGATGAAGCATAATGACACGGAGCATCTGCTGAAGGCACATCTGTTGACTGCGTTGACGATGAACGACCTCGCATTGTCGACGTTCAGAAAGTACATAGCCGACGGATCCGAGAAGACAAAGGTGGATATGAGTCTGCTGTTTTCGAAGGAAAGTTCGTTCGAAGATGTTGCGAAGAACTGGGAGAAAGCTGTGAGGAGGGTACTGAAATGCAGTGGCGGAGACATTGACTGCAACAAAGACAGCAACTGCGTGTTGGCTGCGGACATCATAAGCAGGAAACTGGCTGACTTCAAGATGTATGAGGAGGCCTGCGGATATGGCGCTGAGTATAATCCCGAGGTGATAGAGAAATACATTGACGATTGACGCAAAAGCGGATAGAGAGGAATGAATCCTGCCCTATCCGCTTTTGTTATCTTTAAGAATTTACATACCACCAAATTTTATCTGACGGATGGTCGGTGTCCTCGTCGAGGAGGAAGCTGCGTGCGAGTTCGCATGACTTCTGCAACAGCCGGCTACGGTCACGAAACCACGAGCGGAGGGTTTCAATATGATTGGAGTACATGAGATTGACCGTGACGCAGAAGTCCCAGAAGTTGTAGTCGTCGGGCAGGGTGAGATACATCTTGTCATAGGCTGCACGTATGTCCTCGTAGGGGAAGAACGGTGCATAGGACTTGTGTGTGTCGTCGCAGAAATAGTACATTCGGGCGATGGCTGCTCGTGCATCAGCTTCGTTGAAGTGATGGTCGTTGTCGAGGAGATAGAGCATCTTGTGAAGAGCATTCTCCATTTCCTGTTCGGTCATTCCGCAAGAGTTGTTGCGGAGGCGTGTTGCTGCGCTGGTGAAAGCGTCAGCGAGTAAGTTTCGTACATTCATAGTTATTTGGTTTTAGTTAGACGTTGTGTTTGTGGCGGAAGCTGCGGCATATCATCTGCACGAAGGCACAGGCATACAGAGCCAAGGTCATGATTATGAGGATGAAGTCGGCATCATACATTTCGTTGGTAATGAGCCACGAATGGTAGTAGAGCCGTATAGCGTTGGTGCCGATAATATAGACGAACGGTATGCGCCATATCCAACATAGCTTGAAGAAATGGCTTGCAGGAAGCATGAAGACTACGGGGAAGATGTAGACCATGAAATAGAGGTAGGCAATACATTCCTCGTTCTCACGAATGTCTATGACTATCTCACGTGGATTGTCGTGGAAACTGTACACGCCATACCAATGACATAGCATGAGGAGGATAGGCACATAGCGCAGAGCCTTCTCGTAGAAGAAGAATATCGAGCGGTTGAGCGTTGAGCTGACGCTTGTTGTTGATATGTTTCTCATAAGCCTATATTTTAGTAAAAACGTAAAGATAGCGAAAATAAGCGCAAAGTGTAAGCGTTTATAAAGATTTTATAAACAAATGTACGTTTTTATTGATTTAAAGAAAAAAAAAGAAAGAAAGGATTATGCCCTTTCTTTCTCCTTGAGAACCTTGCCGACAACCCATTTGTTGCCGTAGTCTTTAATCCATTTGTCGAGCCATTCGAGAGCCGACAGGAGGTCTTTGTGTTCGACGGACGGTGCGCCTTGCTGTGTCGTGTACTCGCCATAAGACACTCGCCAAAGGTTTTCGGGGGTCTTGGTTATTGTGAGCGGTGAGCGGTAGGTTTCACGAGCGTTGTATGTGCGGACGCTTTGAGGGAGGTTCTTGAACATTCGGTGATAGCGTCGGTCGGGATGCCCCTCTGCCTTGGCGTGAGGGTCGGGAGGAACAGGATTGCCTTCACGTTCCAACTTCTCAACTACTGCATCACGTACATACTTGGCTCGCTTGCCTCTTAACGCATCAAGTCGCTCGTAGACAGCTGGCTCCATCCAAAACGTCATGCGCTGCGTGTATTGCTTGACGGTGTTGCGAGGAGCGTGGCTGACGGCTCGCTTGCGGATATATCGCTCTATCTCAATGAGGTTGCCTTTGCTGTCACGTCGATAGGCAAGGATGAGGTTCTGCGTCACCTTGTTGTAGACCTCGGCTTTCTCGCTATCGGGATAGTCAGCCATGAGCGACTTGATGATGGTCTTTAGCTGTGTCTCGCCTTGATAGGAGACTTCTGTGCGGTCGAGTTCGAAAAGGTCGTCGTATATTACTATTATTGACTTCATAATGTCAGCATGATATGAAAATGGCGAGTATGATGATTGTCAGTACTGCCCAGTCTTGTTTCTTCATAAATATTGACTTAACCGTGATGTCGAGGGCTGATTAGGTTTTCTGCAAAGTTAATAAAAATTATCTAATCTTGTTTCTTGTCATATCGCTATTTGTTTAGATGTCATGCATTGTTTTATGATATTCATGTTGTCATTGACGAGCGAGACGATGCGGTCGTGGTAGATTGTGAACTTGTCGCAAGCACCGTAGCACTGAACTACTTTCATCTGTTGCAGGTCTACTTCGACGGTCTCGATACGCTTGTCATTTATGCGAGCGGAAAGGATAAGCGAGTTCTTTTTAGCGTAATACTCGTTAGCATAGACGCAATGATGCATCGCTGTGCCTTCCTCGAAGAATTCGGCTACGCTGCGGAGTACATGACATGAGATTGTGCCGTCGGTTATCTCAACACCGAAGAAGCGATTGCAACGGTTGGTGTAGTCTGCATTCTGCTTCTCCTTCTTCTGCATGTCGTGTAGCTGCCTTGTACGCTCGGCTTTACGTCTTCTGCGTTCGTCCTCGGACATTGAAGCTTCAACCGCCCATTGGTGTGTGTGCTCGAAGTCTTCGGGACACACGAAGTGCGGATTGTTGAGGTCGCACTTAAGATTAGCGAGCATTCGAATGAGGTCGAAATAGCGTGAGGGGTTGATGATTTCGTAGTTGTGGCGCATAGCTATGCGCACAGCATTGATGTATGCCTTGTTGCAGCGTCTGTTGAATATCATGTGTTCTGCGAGCTTCGGACGTAGCTTGATTATCGTCTCGGCAAACTTGTCGCAAGACAAGAAGCGATACCAACGATATAGCCTGTCTTCCTCCATATATCCTGCTGCGTATCGGTAAGCACCCTCAACGGACTTGTTGTAGAGATATGTGTAAGACACATTTACAAAATGGTCATACACGTATGTAGGGTTAGGGCGAACCTCCAAATCCGAAGAGTAAGCAAAGGTGTCAATGTACGGACCGAGTGTGCGCTGACGTGCGAGAAGTATCTGCTTCTCGCCTACCTTGTTCCAAAACTGAAAGACTTCCCACGTCGTGTAAGAAACTTCCTTTGCTCTGTTGCTGTGGCGGTCGATGCGGATATATCTGAGCACCTGCCAACCTTTGTAGGCTTGATTGATAACGACATAGCAGCGGTTGTACATTTCCTCATACTTACACGAGCCGTATGTATGACGGATGATGTGAGCGGTGTCACGCTTATTTATCTCGCCTAACTTGTGAGAGAGGCTGACAACCTCTCTCTCTATCTTCGTGCGTGGTTTCATATTACATTCCTCCGAATAAATCAAGTTGTAATGAGTTGTCTACTTTCTTTGCCTTTTTCGGCTGTGGCTTCGGGATGAGCACGGCTGTCTTCGGCTTTTCCTCCTTGGGTGCTGCCACGACCTTAGCTGGTATCGTTTGCTTGGTCGGTTCAACGTCCTTCTCTTGATAGTAGTGGACTGCCATTTGTAGGACATCATCGTCGGATATGGCTGCGCAACCGTTTACGGCTTGCTTGTGAGCCTGCTGCTTGATATAGAGTATGCAGTTCTTCAGAGACTTCTGCTTATCCTCGTAGCGTTCACGGAAATTGGCGTCTTGCTGAGCCATTTCTCCTAACTTCTTTTCAAGATATTCCTGTATTGTCATATTGCTAAGTATTTACAATTGTTTATATTCTGCTCGTCGGACAACGAATTGCACCAATCCGTAGTGGCTGCTTCGTTTATCTGTGCGAGGTTCGCCTGTGGGTATGCTGCATGCAGTACGCTGTATGCTCGCTCGCTGTAGGTATCATCCGTGAGCGGTCGGCTCATAATGATATTGTAGAGGTGCTGATAGCTTGTCATAGCGTTTCGATTTCGTATCCGTAAAAATCATCTGCTGACAACACTATCTGTTCGTTGTTGTACTGCTCGGCTATTATCCGCTTCGCCTCCTGGGCATCTGCTGCGTCGACCTCCACCTTTCGGGAGAGTGTTTCGACAATTACTACTGTGTACTTCATATTCGTATGTTTTTGATTAATATTTGTGGCTGCTTCGACCTCGCATCGAAGTGGAGTGGCTTAAACCACATTCAGCCTGTCAGTTTAGTTCTCTGTGATGATAAACTCGAAGTATACTTCACTTGACTTGGTAAAGACTTTAATGCGGACATTCAAGCGCACATCTTCGTCAATCAAGTTTTCATTATAGCTGTCTTCTATTGTACGTGCCCATTCCTCAATCTGCTTTGTCTCTCTATCGTCTATTGTGCTTTCGAATGAAATATGAACGTAGTTGTTGTAATATTCGGCTTTTGCGACTTTGTCACAGATGAAACCGACGTACCTGTTTCCTTGCTCCACGTACTCGCTATTATCGAATAGGTCGTCGAATAGAGTGTCGCTGCATATGTCCTTTTCATTGATAGGACATGGAATAATGTTTGTCTTCATAAATCATTCCTCCTTTCGTTTAAAGTTACATCCGATATTTCTGCACATACCACCCATAAACATATGGCAGTAGCCGAGAAACCAAAATTTACATTCCTTGTTTTCGTTGTTCTTCTTCATAATTGTAATGTTTTATTGTTAATAGTTCCGTTGTCGGTGTCGCTCCGAATTGGTTTCTGTCCCCAACGGATTGTTTATCGCCTTATGGCTGCTGCCCTGCCGTGTGTCTGCCTGAGCATTACAAGAACCTCTCGTTTGATTATCTTGTTAGGCAGGGTGCGGAGGTATTTCTCAAGAGTCTGCTTTGTCCAAAAGTGGCGTGTGGTCTCTCGCCCTTCGACTATCTTGCGAAAGAACCACATCGTTCCTGCCACTTCCATTGACAAGCCTACTTCGTAGGTGATGCCGTTAATCTTTATCATTACGTTCGATGTTGTGCGACCATTCGTAGAGACGTTCGAAGTGGTCTGAACCTGTATAAGTGTCGATGTCTCCGTACTCGTCGATGTCGTTCATCAGCAAGCGCACGTCTTCTTTAATCTGCGCTCTGTCGTACTCTGCGTCTGTTGTTTTCTTTGTTGCTACTGCTGCAAGTGCTGTGCTTGCTATCAATGCTGCTATTAATAACTTGTTCATAGTCCAAATATCTTTTGTTTTAAATCATCTATTATTTTTATGTTCTCGGTTGCATAGGCTTTCGCCTTGTTGCTTGACTTTGCACGGTTGAGAAGTGCTGTGAGTTCGTCTCGATAATTAGTGAGTATCATTCGAAGCATTATCGCATCAGCGGTACTCAACAGAACTTTCCGTGTCTTAGGGGACTTGGGGGCGGCAGCCCCCTTATCTTCTGTTTTAGTCTTCATCCCAGTGCCTCCCTACATATACTCCACCTACATAGTTGACTATCGCTGAGAAGACAATAAGCAAAATCCATAAATCTGTTGTCATAGCTGTAATTTTTAAGGGGTTAATGATTTGTTGAATATCTACTACAACCGCTCCATCCGTTTGGGTTACCGTTAGCTTGACAAACAATCTTGTCAAAGCAAGAATTAATGTTGCTGAAATAGAAGTGCGCATATTTGCAATCTAAACAACAAATCTCTTGTGCTAATGTTATCATATCTGTAATGTTTTAAAGTTTGTGCCGTGTGCGGTCTCGCTCCGCTTGCCTTTCTGTCGGTCACGGCTGGGGGATGGTTATTGGAGGGGCAACGCCCCTCCTTATCTTCCGTTAGTCTTCCTTATCTTCCCAAAGTTCGCCTACTGCTGCGTCTATTGCTTGCGGTAAGAGGTAACAGCGAATCGCAACGTCAATGCCCTCTGGGTCGTCTCTTTTCAGTGTGCCCCATTCGTCTTCTACTTCCGCAATCAGTTCGGAATTGTGGCAAATGTTCTCTTCTGCTTTCCAAGTGCTAAATGTATAACTACCGCTGCCGTTGCCTGTCACACTGTCAACCGTCCAAAGTTCATCCTGTAGTTTTTCTTTGAGTTCGTCGGCATTCTCATAGTCTGCGAAGTTCACATTGTCGTTGATGTAGTCCTTTACATCTGCTGTCACTGCTGATAAATAATCGTACTTTTCCATAATTGTATGTTTTATTGTTATTGATGTTTGTTACTTGATTACGATTGCAAAGGTATAAATAAAATTTTACCAAAGCAAGAAATAGTAAAAATAAAATGATACTATTAATACTAATTAGTACAATTAGGGTTTTACTTATTGGAAATTAAGGCTTGTTAGTACAAATTTATATGTACCTAATACATTTTTAGGTAACTTTGCAGAAAATATATTTTTACTATGAATATACAGCTAATAGAAGACAAGATAACAGAAAAAGGATTGAATAAAGCTACTATAGCGAAAGAAATGGGAATGAGCAAACAAAGTTTCAATGCTTTTCTCAAAAGTGACAATCCTACACTACAAAAACTCCGTGCCCTCTCAATTGTGTTAGGAGTTACAATAACATCTTTAATAGATGAAGAGAGTGAGGAGGACATAAAAAAACGCAGTCAAGAAATTGTAGCCTTTGTCCGCTACAAGGGTATTCACTATACTGCCGACACGTTGGAGGAGTTTTTAAAACAAGTAGAAGAAATAAAAACTATTGCAAGATGAAGAGGATATTGTTTATTTTTACCTTTTTTATGGTCGCTTTATGTGGCTTTGCACAGAGAGAAGTTTGTGGTGTTGCGTTTGGTAGCTCTTATAATACTACCAAAAATGCGCTTCAAAACAAGTTTGGATATTGTGACAAATCGAATAAAAACGAAATAGTTTACTACGATAAAAGTTATGGTGGTGTATTCTTTAGTCGTATAATGTTTGAGTTTCAGTATGATTCTTACGGAAGAGGGTATTTAAATAGTTGTATTATGGGTTGTGATTGCTCGTCCGTTGCGGATGCAAGACTAAAAGCAAAAAGACTAGCTAGTATGCTATCTAAATATGATATGGAGGAAAGAACTAGTAAAGATGGAGCTACTTATTATATAGGAGGAACCGACCCTACAGATTCTTCCCAGTATGGCATAATGGTTTATGTTGCGCAATGGAGTGATGGATGTGGCGCAGCTATAGCATACGGACCTTACAATTACGTGCAAGAAGAATTTTAGGCGGTAGCCTCAGCAAGGGGCAGGGCGTAAGCCCTTGGGGGCGGCAGCCCCCTTATCTCCCCATTGTTCTTCAATCTCCCTTATAGACCTTATAAAGAGATAAACACCTTTCTCCTATATATTATATATAAGTCACTCTATCCTCACTGGAGTGGCTTTTTTGTGTTTATGCGTATGGGTGCTTTGTGCGCAGTTAGAGAGCGTACAAGGCGTGTTTTAGTGATTTTTCCGTGTTTTTCCGACCTTCAGACCGTTTTTACAGACTTTCGCACACGATATGAGACCCTTTTTTGACCTTTGTTTGACTTTTTTGGTACAAAAACCGCTTCTTCGTGCGTACATTTCTATGCTCCTTGACTGTTCATATTTTCCTTTTTTATTTGCCCTTGGTCTCGAAAATTACGGGGGGTAGACCCGAAAAGTGTTCAAAAAGTCTGATTTTTTACGTTGAAGCCTCGACAAAAGGATTTGTGACTTTTTTGTGACATTGACAGCAGACGAAAAACAGCAATTTGATGCAGATTTGGGCGTATATTTGCGGTTGCAAGACTCGTATATACGCCTACAAGGTTCTCAGATGGCTTGCGATGGACGTGGATGGCTTGCAATGGTCGTGTCTAAGCTACGAAAGGGCGGATGAAAGGGCGGAATTAGCCTATTGCCAAGGCTGCAAGGCGTGTCCAAGGTATGTCCAAGATGTGTCCAAGATGCTATCCAATCATCGAAACAAAGGGCTTGTGACCCTTTTGGGTTCATGTACAAAGCGTCCAAAGTACTGAAATACAGCGTGTTGCGCTCAAGAATAACAATAAGGTAATACAATAGTAATGCTTTTTGCCATGGAATATGGGCGTTTGACGTAAGGGCGTATGAATAACGTGGCGATGTGGCTGTCTCTCTTCTCGCTGTATGTGATGATGTGGAGGATGATGAAGCGCATAGATGTGACGGTGGATGACGAGGGGAACGGCAAGGATGATGGGCATACACGAAAACGACCCCAGACCCCCACCCCCCCCTTAGGTACTGCGGACAAATTATAGTAGATAAAAGCATAGGTGTAAATGTCCTCTACCCGTCCAAATTTCCCTGGGAAAGGTACTCCGCTGATAGGAGGTTGCTCATATTTCCGCCAAAAAGATACTCCGCATGAAGGAGGTCTTCGTTACAAATTCCAAGGAAAAGGTACTCCGACAAAAGGAGGTCAAGTGTGTAATTAAAATTTTAATACGAAAAGTATGGAGAATATAGTGACAAGAATAGTTGACAAGGTTGGAACAGACAAGGTGATGCATGCAGAGGCGTGTGCGCTTATATCTTCTGTCGTGTCAGTCTATGCGCACAATGCGTTAATAGGAGCGATTGCAGCCATTGTAGTAGGCGTGTTGAAGGAGTTGTACGACAAGTCAACCGGTGAGGAATTTGACTGGAAGGATTTGGCTGCTGATGTTGTTGGTGCTGTATTCGGTGCGGTTGCAGTCGGGTTGGCAGTATAGGATAAATGATTAAAAACGATGATATATGTTTGAATTGAATAGATTTTTCAGGTTGCCATTAGGCATTAGTGAGATTTCAGGAGCGAACAATCCTCAGTGGATAGCTGCTGCTGCGAGTTTGGCAGGTAGTATAGCGGGCAGTTTGTTTGGTGGTGCTAAGGCGCGCAGGGCAGCTAAGAAGGCAGCGAGGGAGCGTCAGTATCGTGCGAATGCAGAGAAGGCTTGGTACGAGAAGGCTTACAACACGGATTATCTGGACACCAAGGCTGGTCAGAATCTGTTGCGTCGTGCCCAGGAGGTGCAGGACAATTATATCCGTAAGGCAGACGGAGCTGCTGCTGTTGCAGGTGGGACTGCGGCGAGTGCAGCGATGGCAAAGGAGGCCGCTAACAGAACGATGGGTGATGCCATTGCCAACATTGGTGCTCGTGACAGTGCGAAGAAGGAGAGTATTTCCGCTCAGCACATGCAGAATCAGATGGGCTTTTCGAAGGAGCGTGAGGATGCTTACAATCAGCAGGCCCAGAATGCGAGTGATGCGGGTCAGAACATGAGCAATGCTTTGATGAGTGCAGCTTCGATGTTGGACGGTGCCGGAAAGAAGAAGAGTCTGGATATTGACGTGAACTCTCCTGGTGCCAAGGCTGCTGGTGAAGGTTCGTTGACTCCGAAGTTCAATGATGCGGAGTACATTCACGATACTCTGTATGACAACAAGAAGTTGAAGAACGTGACGGGAGTGTAATCGAGTGTTGAATGTTAAATGTTGATTGATTATGTCGAAAAGAAAGAATAAGAGAGTTGTTTGTCCTAAGCCGAGTAAGGCGGATATTAATCGCGTGATGGAAGCAGCCGGTCTGTTAAGGGATTCGCTCATTGACGAGCAGGCAGCTGAGATAGAGCGTCTGAAGACTGCGCTTGCTGGTGTGGCGAAGGAACGTGACTGGTTTGAGCAGTGCTTGAAGTCGGCTGAGAGTGCTTTGATATACAAAGACAAGGTGATTGACAAGATAAAGAAGAACAACGCCAAGCGAGTTGCCCGTCTGCGTGAGAACGTTGATATACTTGAGGAGGAGACAGCTTTTCAGTATAAGCGTGCCAACAAGGCTGATGCTTTCATCAAGCAGATTGACGGTGCTTGTGACCTTATAAAGAAACATATTGCAGCTTATGGTAGGAAGTGAAAAGGGGAAATTGAAGAAGGAAGAGGCTAATGCTGTGGGTGGTAATGAGCCTGTTGGTACTAAGCCTAACTATGCCTCACTGGGCCTTACTAAGCCTTTGGCTGAGGGAGGTAAGGATGGTGCGCCTGCTGCGCCTTTCAATGCTTTTGCTGGTAATGGTATTATTGGCAGGTTCGGGCCTGTTGGTGACAAGGCCTCACTAAGCCTTTCTGAGCCTACTAAGCCATTGAATGGGGGCGCTTCTGCGCCTGTGGGTGATGGCGCTGCTAATGTTCCTGTTGTGCAGAATGCTCCTACGTTTCAGAAGGACGACACCAAGAAGGACGGAGGGTTCTTCGGTTGGCTTGGCGGATTGATAAAGAAGCGTCCCGGCATAAGGAGTGGTGAGAGTGCAGACGAATACGACGAGCGTATGACACGTAACAAGATGCGCCTTGCTACGCTTGCAGATGCGATAAGACACATGGGCAACATCTATTATACTTCGAAGGGAGCGCCTTTGCAGAGGTTTAACAGTCCTGTGGAGGGATTGCAGAAAGGTCTGCAGCAGAGGAAGAATGAGCGGGCACGGCAGGCAGCGTTGGAAGCGGACGCTGCGTATAAGGATGCAAACCTACGCATGAAGCAGGCATCAGCAGATGCAGACAGAGCTTATAAGGCTATGAACATCGAGTTGAAACAGAAGGCTGGCGAGCGTGCAGACAAAGCGGCTAAGGCCATGGATGATTATCGTAAGGGTATGCTTGGCATTCAGGAGGGTAACTTGAAGCTGGCGGGCGAAAGGCTTGGCGAGACCAAACGTCATAACAAGGCTCAAGAAGGCCTCAGCGCAAGCAGACTGGCTTTGGCAAGGGTAAAAGCGGCCCGTACGGCTGGAGGCTCGGGAAGTGGTAGTAGTGGCGGTGTTGGCGGCGGTTATGGCTATGCTACTCCGTATGGCCGATTGGCAAGCAAGAAACAGCTTACGCCTCAGCAGGAAGCCCAGGCTTGGGAAGAAATGAGAAACTTGGGAATGATAACTCCTCAGAAGCAGCGTGAGCTTGACCTCGCTATGAATGGCTATACGACAAGTGACGGTACGGTGGTAAGGCCCAACGCTACGCAAGCACGCAAGATAATACAAGGCGCTATCAGTTATGGTCTGCTTGACAGCTCTGGCAAGGGCGAGTCGTTGAGAAAGACATTCAGAGACGGTTTTGGCTATACGGACGTAAGGACGAGCGCGACAGCCCAGCGAGGCGTGAACACTTCGGGCAAGAAGAAGGTGCGCAATGTGACGAAGACCGTATCGAAGAGTCAGGCGAAACAGATTAGGGAACAGCGCAAGGGCGCCAATCCTATCAGATGGCAAGGCTCGGGCAGTAAGCCGAAGCCCCAGAGCAAGCCTACGAACAAGGGCAGGGGTACAGACTGGAGTCAGTATGTGAAGTAACTATATAAACAATAAAATATGCCAGATAACAGATATTATTATTTCAAGGATGCCAAGGGAAACAGGCATACTGTGAACAAGGCAGCGTTTGACAATGACAGGGAGGGTTTTGCGAAGGCTTTCCCAGGTGCCCGTATGGAGGTGATAGACCGCAAGACGGGACGTAGAGGTGATGTTGACGTGAAGGATGCGGGCAGGGTCGGTGACTTCGGTGCGCATCTGTTTACGGGACAGACCGTGAGAAGGGAAAAGTATCAGCCTAAGACTTCTTTAGGTAAGGCAGCGCTGAGGGTTGCGCAGAAAAAGTGGGGAAAGGAAGAATCTGGTGCTGAGCCTGGCTATGCCTCTTTAGGCCTTACTAAGCCTTTGGCTGAGGGAGGTAAGGAGAGTGCGCTTGTGAAAGGGCTTAGGGAGGCTGACGCCTTGAAAAGACGCGATGAAGAGCAGATGCCGATAGACTACACGAAGCCGAGTGCTGTGAAACAGATGGCGGGCAGAACACGCAGAGAGCAGCAGACGCTCGAAAGACGAATGGAGCAGGCTGGACGTGAAGCAGGCAAGGACGTAATGAAACCATTGCGTGAGAAGGAGGCACGTCTGAAAACTCCCGTTGTGGATACAGGCGACGCGAACGTAAACGCCCACGTTATAAACACCCAAGAGCAAGCAGAGCGCCAATTGGCAGAGAGCGGTTTGGAGTTTGCCAACAAACACCTTGACGACTATGTGTCGGACAATATACTTAATGAGTTCAAGACGGCAACAACGAAAGGTGCAGCAGCAGAGTCGGCGTTAAGCAAGGCGTCTCCATTTGCTTATATGGCAGCAGGAAAGGCGTATAATGAAGCGCTTGACCCCGACAAGCTCTTGAAGCATCTGCAAGAAAAGGCAAATGCGGACATTGCAAAAGTCCTGTCACAGCCGAAGATGCAGGAGGAGATAGGGCTGAAAGCAGCAGCCTACGGCATCAGCCCAGAGGAGTATGTAGAAAAGAGTCTCATTCCTGGACTGCAAGCGAAATTGGCAGCAGACTTTGACAAGAGCGAGTTGAGCCGTAGTATGCCGAAGAGCACGGCAGAATACATTCTTCGTGGAGTAAACGAGTCGATGCTTGGCACTATCATGTCTATGGGCATGACATCGAAGAAGCAGAGACAATACGCTCAGCAGGGTATGGCTATGACGGATAATGGGGAGAACCCTGATGTAAATCCTGGTATGGCCGCGAGAGTGGCACGAGGCACATTGGGCTTTGTTGCGGACGCCCCAGTATTTGGTGCAGCAGGCAAGGCAGGTGCAGCCGTAGCTGGCAAGGTATTCGGTAATGGTGTGGCACAGACAGCGAGGATTGCGAACAGTACTTTAGGTGGTCGTATAGCACGTATGGCAGGTTCGGGCATGGTAAGTCAGGGCATTACTGGTGTGCTGTATGGCTCGACGAATGCAGCTGTGCAGAACTACTCTACTGGCGACGACACTTCTATTGGCAATACCGTAAAGGTGATGGCTATGGGCGGTCTTTCTGAGGGCGCGAGTTGGGCAACCATGGGCGGTATTGGCGGTGCTGTAGGAGCTGGAATCTATAACGTAAGTGGCGTGAAGCGTATTCCAGCCAAGGCGTTCCAGTTGGCGATGGAAGGAATAGGTATGCACATAGGCGGCAATGTGGCCAAGACTATAGAGGGGCACGATACAGACTGGACGAGCATTGAGGGTAACCTTGAGGCTTGCGCCAACGTCGTAGCCTTGAAGCTGACACACGCAAGACTGCCTAAGCGCCAGAGCAAGGACGGCATAAAGGAAAGCTACCTTGATATGGTGGCGAGAAACATTAATGGTCTTATGACATCGGACGGACAGAGAGCAGCCTTTGGTGGATATACCTTCACTAATGAGGAGAAAGAGCAGCTGTTCGGAAGCGCGTCTGCGCCGAAGCGCAATGAATCAATCTATGGATATGACGCACACAACAATCCGCTGACGAGAAAAGAGAGTCTGACATCTTGGGCAATGCGAGCAAAGAAGACCGCAGCCAAAGGGAAAGGCGAGGAGTCGTATAAGGACACAGACGCTGAGTTTGTGAAGACTGCCTACGACGAGATAATGGCAGACAACACCATTCCTTGGGACACAAAGGCTAAGTTCTCGGCTTTGGTTATGGGCACCGTTCCTTCGGCACGTCCGATGATGGAGAATTGCCGTATTGAAGGCGGCTCTGTGAACGAATACAGCAAGAATGGAGAACTGCTGTCGAAGAACAGCTTCAAGAGCATTGACGAGCGTAACTCCATTATTTACTCGCTGAACATGAAGCGTGAGGATCAGCGTCTGAGCAATGCCTATGGTGCTGCACAGATTAAGGATGAGAAGACGGCACAGGCAACTCTTGAAGCTGTAGCAGAGGCTAACGGCATGACTGCAGAGCAGTTGAAGGCTGCAATGGACAAGCAACCGCTTAGACGCAGCGATGAAGAACAGAACGCTTGTGTGGCTCTGAGAAAGGCTTACGAGGACGAGCAGTTTGTACCTGGTACGTTGCATGCAGAGCAGTCGAACACTGAGGGCAAGGACGTTGTGGAGGAGAACGGTCTGGGTACTGAGACTCCTAACAATGAGGCTGCGTCTGAGGTGCTTGGTGACCTTACGAAGACGGAGGATGCCTTGCAGGCAGCTATGGACAGCAACGACGTGCTGAAGGAAGAATACGAGCGTATGCAGAAGGCCGGCATGAGCAATCCGCAGATTTATATGGAGCTGTTCAACGCGGGACTGACACAGGAGCAGCTTGCGCCACTTGCTGACTATATCAACGCCCTCTCAAAGGCGCAGGGTATGTTCAAGGGTACGCAGGACAAGATTGTGGAGACGACACAGAAGCACGTCGGCCAGTGGAGCTATAAGGGCGAGCTGAACGGCGAAAAGCAGAACGGCGAGCAGATGGTGTTCGTGAAGGACGACAAGGGTAGGGTGCTGATTGTCGGAGCTGGAGACGTTGCGTTTGATGGTGAAGGCAGAGTACGTGACGGTGATATGCTGACGGTGTATGACCCTGCTACTCGTGAAATGGACTTCGTGCATGCCAAGGACGTGACACTGGAACGTACCACGTCAAGCGAAGAGTATGCGAAGGACTATCAGCGACAGCTGGAAGAGTTGAACTCTACAGTATACGCTGAAATGCAGCAGCAGGATGGTAAGCCTAACGAAGCCTCTCTAAGCCAAACTAAGCCTGGGGAACAACCTGTGGGAGAGGAAGGTAATGAAGCCTTGCCGGGCCTTTCTAAGCCGACTGAGCCTGTGGGTGAGAAAGAGACTACGCCTGTGGGTGAGGAGCCGGTTGCTACTCTTGCGGACGGTACGCCTGTGCCGATGATGAAGGACTCGAAAGGTCGTGAGACTGCTGACTACTCGCAGATGAGTCCTGAGCAGGGTGCGGAGTGGATGTCTTCGCAGTTTGGCGAGAATGCTGAGGCTGCTGTGGACGGACAGATAAAGAGAGCCGAGAAGACGCTGAAGGACGTCGAGAAGTTAAAGGTGGACTACACGGGCGACTTGAACGACGCCAAGGAGGCTGAGGCTCAGAAGACAATGGCTGTTGATGCCGCAAAGAAGGAACTGGAGCTTTACACCAATATCAAGAAGGCTATGACTGAGAAGAAGGTCAAGGCTGGAATGGAGAAAGTAAGTTCGGTAGGTGGTGTAGGTGAAGTAGGTTCGGTAGGTAGTGTAGGAGTTGCTCGGGAGAAGTTCGAGAGTGGCTTGCGCGTTGTGGGTAATAAGCGCACACGTACATTGGCTGACGGAAGCAAGCTAAGAGGACATTACGAGATTGTCGAGGCAGACAGTCTGACACCTTCGCATAATGCCAACGACGGATATAAGAAGAGCGAGGGTTTCCCAGTGAACGAAGAAGGCAGAACCATCAACGACCGTGACTATGAGAATGACAAGCAGGCTCAGCTGGTTACGGACATGATAGCCATGAAGTATGACGGACAGGCAGTAGACCAGGTGCCGGTTGTGACATCTGACGGCATTGTTGTTGACGGTAACGGCAGAACGATGGCAGGACAGAAGGCAGCAAAGAACGGTACAGACATCGCTTATCTTGAAGCGTTGAAGGAGAATGCTGAGAACTACGGTTTCACGGCAGAGCAGATAGAGCAGAGCGGTCTAAAGCATCCGCGCCTTGTGCTTGTGAGTGACGAGCCGATGAAGTATGACACGGCTACCTTCGCCAAGTTCAACAAGAACGAGAAGAAAGCGCAGGGCAATACACAGCAGGCTGTGGCTAACTCGAAGAAGCTTTCGGCTGACGAGATTGGCGCTATTGTGTCGGAGATTGAAGGAAGCGGTAGTCTTGATGCTTTCTTTAACAATCCGTCGGCAATAAATTCTTTGTTGACACGTTTGGTAGATAAGGGCGTGATAGGTCTGAACGAGGTAGCTGGATTGCGTGAGGGTGAGGACAAGCTCTCGGCAGCAGGCAAGGACTTCGTGAAGAACCTACTATTGGGCAGTGTGTTCTCGGAGAACACTATCCGTATGATGGGTGCTGACGCTATGCTGAAAACCAAGGCTCTGAACGGCATCCGTGCCGTGACGGACAACATGAAACTTGGCGACTATGCTCTGATGAAAGAGATAGACAAGGCTGTACAGTTGCTGTACGAGGCACGTCAAGGCGGAAGCGGTGTGGATGCATACTTGCGAACTCCTGCTATGTTTGGCGAGAACGCTGCTGACAGATTTGACCCTATCTCGCAGGCTATCGCTCTTGCTCTGGAGGGCAAGGTTGAGGACTTCCGCGAGCTGATGATGGCATATAACAGAAATGCTGCTCCTTATGCGGACGCTAATCAGACGGAAATGTTCGGCGAGAGACCTACGAATGAAGAGTTTATAAAGGAATTTTTGAAACTTAGAAACTGGGAAGACTATGAAACAAGACATTCAAGCAAAGAAGGAAATGGCGATGCTGGCAGCTCTGAGGGAACTGAACCGCAAGCGCGAGGAGGAAACGTCGTCACAAGCGAAGCAGACTACAACAAAGCCGTAGAGCGACTTAGGGAAGCCAAGGGCGAAGAACGTGAGCGTATACTTGACCAAATGGGAGAGTATGTAAAAGAGTTTGCCAAGAGTAATGGGTATGACGAGCCTGTTGTGTTGAGAACCAAGAAAGATTTGGTAGATGCAGCAGAAGATCCTGAAGAAAAATCCTTTATTGAAAATATGCAGGAAGGAGAGCATTATCCTGGATATTACGAAAATGGAAAGATTCATATTTATCTCGAGGGTAGTACTGGTTCAAAAGAGTTGCGCGAGACTTTTATACATGAATCGGTTCATGCGGATAATGATACAGACCCTTCACGAGTTGAATCCCTTGTATACTCAATTACAGATATGAATACACTTACCAGAAGAGACTTGGAAAGTGTTATTGAAAAGTTGGTGCATGCTACACACTATACAGATGAAGCTCGTAAACTTCCAGAAGACGAAGCTTTGCACATGTTGGCTGATGAAGCATTGGCACACCTTGTGGAATATGCTCAAAGAAATGGTATAAGAGCAATATCTGAAATAACGAACAATCCTACATTATTAAACGTAGCTGAAAAAGCATTTAAAGAAAGAGAAAATGACAGAAGAAGAAAAGAAGGACTTGATTCACGTGGAGATACGGAACAAGGGAAGAATATCGATGTTATACCTGCCAAGAAGGACAGCGGAACTCATGTCAAAAATACAGAAGGAGAATCCGGAAATATCGGGTTGGGCAGCACTGACAAAGGCTCGAGAAATAATGAAGGACAGCGAGACGTAGACAAGGTTGAGGAGGAAAAAAGTGATAAGCCTCACGAGGCCTCGCTGAGCCTTACTGAGCCAGGAGAGCCGACTGAGCCGAAGGGTGAGAAGGTTGCTATTCTTCCTAAGAAAGAAGAGAATACGCTTAATCCGATAGTGAAAGCTGCGGAGAACTACAAGAAAGACCATCCTTTGACTGAGGGTGAAATTAGAAGTAGCGATGTGGATGATATTGCCAAGGACATGGCGGTGGATTATCTGAATGGCGAGGTGACGGATGATTTGCATCGTGCCGTTTATGAGAGCATCTATGAAAAGGTGAAGGATGCGAAGATGAAAAACGCCACTAAGCAAGCGGATGATAAAACAGAAGCTACCGAAGCTCCTAAGGTGGAAGCCTCAGCAAGCCCTATTGAGGGGATGAAGAACGCTGCCGAGAAGTTTGCTAAAGAGAAAGAGGCTGCAACAGAAGCTATGGGCGAAGAGAATAAGCCTCAGCAAAAGGCTGACGATGCAGCTGTGGAAGCGTCGAACAAGAAGGTTAACGACCTTTGGAACGACTTGCTGAAAGCAGGCAGAGAGGATTTGTCGGCATCGTTCATCGGACTTAATGCAAGACAGCTTGAAGTGCTGCCTAAGCTTGTGAGCGCAATGGCAGAGAACGCTTACCTAAGAATAAAGAGAGGTATGCACAATCTTGAAGACGTGGTGAAAGAAATGCGCAAGGAGTTTGCTCCAGCAGCCCAGGTTTTCAAGAAGGAAGACGTGGATGCCATCTATGAGCAGATGATGAACATTCGCTATCGCGACGGCGAGCAGCGCATGAGTTTGAAGGAATGGGCAGACTACTACGAGAAGAGTTCGCCTAAGCACAAGGAGGAGCTTGTGGGCGACTCTAAGACTGCCGAGGAAAGGAAGCAGGCTGAGAAGAAGTATATAGATGCCGTGAAACTTCAACTGGCTTTCGGTCGCAAGATCAAGAGCATCATAGAACTGAGAAAGATTGCAGAGAGACATGGCTTGAAGGACATTAAGGATACAGACCTTCAGGAACTTGCAGAAGTTGCCATTGTGATGAAAGCAAGAGGTATCGCTTCTTCTGAATCAACCAACGATGCCGTGAAGTTTGAACGCATCAAGAAACTCTATGAGAACCAGCCGAGCCTCAACCAGCGTGACTCAGAGCGAGTGATGAAGCAGCAGTATTCTACACCTGCGCCTTACGCATTCCTTGCAGACATGTACGTGAAGGCAGGAATGGAAGTAAAGAGCGCATTGGAGCCAAGTGCCGGAAACGGAATGCTGACAATAGGCTTGCCTAAGGATGCGGTACATGTGAACGACATCGACGCACAGCGACTTGCCAACTTGCAGAGACAAGGCTTCAAGAACGTAACAAGCCAAGACGGAACACAGCCGTTTGCGGACAAGGACGTGGACGTGGTTGTGACAAACCCACCATTTGGAAGTGCCACACCAAGGGATTATGACGGTTATACTATCTCTTCATTGGAGGGACAGATGGCTATCAACGCCTTGGAGAGCATGAAAGATAACGGTCGTGCAGCCATCATCATCGGCGGCAAGACGGAATACGCCAAGAACGGAAGTCTGAATCCAAAGGATAAGGCTCTGCTTGGTTTTCTCTACAGCCACTATAATGTGGAGGACGTGATAAACGTGGATGGAAGCCTGTACGCAAAGCAGGGCACAACATACCCGACACGCATTATATTAATAAACGGACGACGCTTTGACGAGAATGCCTATCCGCCAGTTAAGGACAAGGCAAGAGCGGAAGCCGTGAAGAGTTATGACGAACTTTATAAAAGAATAAACGATGATATACTACGAAGTGGAAGGATGGATTCTCCCGTCGGAGAAGGAGGAGAAGACGCTAACGCAAAACCTAATAGACCAAGCGTTGCTGACGTTAATGAAGAGGGAGTACGAGCAGGAGGAAACGGAGGAGGCGAACAAAAGCCTTCAGTTCGTACTGGAGGAGTACATGACAAGACTGCCGAACCAGTTTCCGACAATGTATTGGGGACAGAAGGAGGAACCAAGCCAGGAGAAAATGGAGGACTTCCTGATGGAGCTGCTGGAGCAAACGGAGCAGGGACAGAGCCTGCTTCAAGCAAGGAACCAATCACTGGAGCCAACAAGCAGCGAGGAAATGAACCAGGAGGAAATGGACGACCTAACACTCAGCCAAATGCTGATGAGACTACCGATGCCGGGAACGGAGGGAGACCACGGGGACAACTGGAGCGGGTGGACAGACCCGTACGTGGACTAAGTGCCGAAAAGGTGACTTATGCACCAAGAAGTGAAAACCCGTTCACTCTTAAAGCCGTTATGCCAGCCGACCAACAAGAGGCAGTTAATAAGAACCTTGAAAAACTGGGTGATGCAGACCAATTCTTGGTTGAGGAACTTGGCTATAACGACAAAGCAGACCTATACGCACATCTTGCAGCAGAGCAAGTAGACTCAGTAGCTCTCGCTTTGCAACAGGCAAAGAAAGGCAATGCCTTTATCATCGGTGATATGACAGGTATCGGCAAGGGTAGACAGGCAGCTTCGCTTATCAGATACGCCAAGAAACAAGGACAAGTGCCAGTATACTTCACAAAGACAGCAGGTTTGCTGAGTGACGTATATCGTGACTTGGTAGACATAGGTAGCAAAGAACTAAGACCGTTTGTATTTGGAAGCGCAAAAGAAGCTGCCATTACAGACGCTGACGGAAACGTAGTATTTGCCTTACCTTCAAAGAATGAAGTGAAGCGCGTGCTTGACTATATAGAAAAGAACGGAGAGCTGCCAAAGGAGTATGATTACGTTCTGACGACATACAGCCAAGTAAGCAACGGCGTATATGAGTTTGACGAGAATGGCAACCGTAAGGAAAGGAAATTAGCCAAAGGCAAAAAGTTTGGTGCAGCAGCAATCAGCGGACAAGCCAGACGCGACGCTATAGAAAAGCTCATGAAGAACGGCTACTTGATATTGGACGAGAGCCACACAGCAGGAGGTGACAGCGGTCAAGGTAACTACTTCCAGCACATCATTCAGAAGGCAAAGAACGTGACCTTCTTCTCTGCAACCTTCGCAAAGCGTCCCGACAACATGCCTATCTATGCGCTAAGAACGGCAATGAATCAAGGAGGACTGAAAGCATCAGACTTGATAGATGCCGTGAAGCGTGGAGGAGCCACACTACAGGAAATCATGAGCCAGGCGCTGACACAATGCGGACAGATGATACGTCGCGAGCGAGACATGACAGGCGTGACTATTGACTGGAAAGCCATTGACGACCCCGAAGTTGTTGCTGAACAGCGAGAGCAGTATGACAGTATCATCGGTCTGTTTAACGACATCATCAACTTTCAAAGAACCTATGTAAGCGCATACGTAGACAGACGTAATGAAGAACTTGCAGAGGTGCAGTCGTCGATGGGCATAAAGCGTGGCACGGAAGCCTTGGGAATAAAGAACCAACCGTTTGCAAGCAAGGCATTCAATACTGTGCAGCAAGTGCTTCTCTCGCTTAAAGCAAAGTCGGCAGCAGAAAGAGCTATTGACTACTTGAAGCAAGGCATGAAGCCTGTGATAGCATTGAACAATACCAACGAGTCGCAGACGGGTAACCTTGCGCTTGGCGAAGAAATGGACGCACCGGACTTGGGCACATCACTCAAGAAAGGACTTGAAGGTACGCTTCGCTATACAAGCAAGAACGCTAAAGACGAAAGCGAAAGCGGATATATAAACCTATCAGACTTAGGCGCAGATGCCGTGGAGGCATACCATGCTCTTGAAGAAAAGATAACAAAGACAAGTACCGGACTATCGCTCTCGCCTATCGACGTTATCAAGAACGAACTGACGAAGGCAGGATATAAGGTAGGCGAGTTGACTGGCAGGCAGACAGAGTTTGTGTATAACGAGAACGGCACAGTAACGAAGGTGAAGCGTGCGGACACAGACAAGAAGAAACTTGCGAGAGAGTTTAACGACGGACAGATAGACGCGCTAATCCTGAACAAGAGTGCTGCAACTGGTATATCACTCCATGCTTCAAGCAAATATGCCGACCAGAGAAAACGTGTAATGATTGTTGCCCAGCAGCAGCTTGACGTGAACGACGAGGTGCAGATGCGTGGACGTATAGACAGAACTGGGCAGGTGGCAAGAGGCGCATACGAATACGTTGTGTCGCTTATCCCGGCAGAGCAGCGACTGTTGATGATGTTCAAGGCAAAGCTGAAATCATTGGACGCAAACACCACTTCTTCACAGAAGAGTAAGTTCAATGAAATGGAGGTAGCCGACATTACCAATAAGTACGGCGACAAGGTAGTGAAGGAATACATGGCTGAACACCTTGACTTGTATGCACGTATGGCAGACCCATTCGGATGGGAGAAGTCTTATGGAGCAGACTTATCGGCAGTAGACCCGCAGAAACTGGTAGCTTCTTCTGACGGTATGAGTAGTGAAGCAGGAGGCGACGCGAGCAAGTTGCTTGGCCGTATGGCTCTGCTGAAAGTGAAAGAGCAGGAGAAGATGTTGCAAGAGATAGGAGACCTTTATGCAGCCGAGATACAGCGTCTGAACGAAATGGGCGAAAACGACTTGGAGATAACCGAGTTGCCACTGAAAGCAAAGACCATAAACAAAGGCATTTGGAAGGAAGGTTCAGAGCCAGGCGGCAACAACGCTTTTGCCGACAACACCTATGTAGAGAAGGTGAACATGGCTGTGCTGAAAAAGCCTATGAAAGCCGAGGAGGTAAAGAAAGCTCAGGACGGACTCACGGGCGGCAAGAGTTGGGACGAGTACCGCACTGAGAAGATAGCTGCTACAAAAGAATACTTTGACAATAAGATAGCCGAAGCTACTCAGAAATACGAGGAGCGTGCCGTGAAGGCTGCAACAAAGGCAAAGGAGAAGTATATCAAGGAAGCAAAGAAGGGCCAGAAAGAAAATGGCATGAGCGACGAGCAGATTGAAAAGATGGCTGGCTATCAGTACGAAAGCATCTATAGCGACGAGAAGACAAAGCTTGACGAAGTGGTGAAGAACCTCAAAGCGAAGTATGGCGTGTTTGAGCGTGCGCTTGAAACCTTCAACACAGAAGACGCATTTGTGCTGCCAACAGATATGAACAATCCCGCTGAGGTGAGCGGATTCGGCAACAGCTATGGCAGACTGATAGACATAAAGATAACCGACAACTTCTCGACAAATGCCTCAACAATATCATTCGCCACCTTGGACGGTCGAAGAAAGATAACGTTCCCGATAAATGGGAAAGTAGGACTCGGAAGCGACAAGGCAGACGTTATAGGTATTATTGACAGATTGACAAGACAGGCATCCGCGATGGGTGACAAGCATCTGCGTGTGCTGAGTATGGACGCCTCCAACTGGGACAAGCTGACAAGCAACGAGAGCCGTAAGGACGGATATATCATTACCGGAAACCTGCTGCAAGCTTTGATTGACACTAAGGAGCAAGGCTTGGGCGGTCAGTTGGTTAAGTACACAACAGACACGGGCGAGGTGAAGACTGGCATTTTGATGCCTGAGAAATTTGAGCCGAACGGTCTTGCCAACGAGAAGCCTATAAATAGCGTAGCAGAAAAATTTGAATTGCCATCTAACAAGGGTGGCATAACAGAGATTACTTCTTCGGACGAAGACGTGAAGATAGCGCAAGGTTTCGACTACATGAAAATGGCACGAAACTATACCATTCGTGTCCCGAAGAGCAACAAGAAGGGAGGCAAGTATTTCCTGGATAAAGAGCTACTGAAAATGGTAGATGGCGGTAACTTTGAGACAAGAGGAAACACTATGCTTGCTGAGATAAAGGCAGACAAGCTAAAGGATGTACTTGACAGACTTTCGGAACTTGGCGTAAAGGTAAGGGAAGAAAGCGGGGTGCATTATCGTACTGAGCATGGTGACGCCTCACTGGGCCTATCTAAGCCTTTGGAAGGCAGGATTGCTGAGACTGTGGAGAAAGTATCGAAGCAGACTGGTGGTAAGGTGAAGATGGTGAACTCGGTTGAGGAGATTGGCAACGGACAGGTGCGCCGTGACATTGAGAACGGTAAGCAGGTGACTGGCTGGTATGACGAGAATACAGGCGAGGTGCATCTGTATATGCCGAATATCCACGACTCGTATACTGCGGAAAAAACCGTTTGGCACGAGACCGTGGGACATGAGGGCATGAGAGGATTGCTCGGAGACAAGTTCAAGGACTATATGAGAGGTCTTTGGATGGACTTAGACAATCCTGTGAATGCTGAGCTTAGAGCCTACGTAAAGGAGCGGATGGGCAAGGACGCTATGGGTTTCTATGACGCTATAGAGGAGTTCATAGCCGAGAGCGCCGAGAAGGGCAAGGGCGAACCCGGGTTCTGGAACTACATCAAGAACAAGGTGACAGATGCCTTGCACGAGATAGGCTACAGAATATCGCCTAACGTGAAGGACGTGAAGTATATGCTGTGGCTGGCGAAGAACGTTCAGAAGAAAAGCAACGACCCCTGGTGGAAGATGAGGGCAGATGCCGTGAAGTGGAAGATAGAGCACGAGAATGTGGAGTACACGAAAATCCATGGTGGCGAGTTCTACGAGAACGACGGCAAGAACCATGACTTCGAGGATATGACCAAAGAAGAATGGGATGAGGCTACGGACGGACAGATACACTACCGTACTGCTCCGAGTGCTGCCACTGCTCTTGACAGATACCATTCTATGCTGAACGCTCACGGCTATATGGCTACAGAGGCGTTTATGGACAACATGCTTTCGCTTGAGAAACTGATGAAGGCTGTAGACCCCTCAATCAAGAAGATAGAGGACGTGAAGAGTTCGATGAACCCTTATGTTCTGCAGAACACCATGCAGGGTGCTATGAGCGACAAGATGACTCTATTTGAACACCAGGTGATGAAACCGCTGGACAAGGCTATGAGCGACGTGCTGGACAGCTTTGCAGGCAAGAACACCGAGGAGAAGATAAGGGAGTGTAACCTGTACATGATTGGCAAGCACGGACTGGAGCGAAACCGTGTGCTGTTCGTGAGAGACTGGTTCAGAAAAATGGAAAAGACAGAAGATGTAGACGATGCTGGTCTTGACAATCTGGATAAGATTTGGAAGGGCGAGAGAAGCGACCTTAGAAGAAAACTTGACTCGGGACAGATAGACCTAAGAGAGTATTACCGTCAGATGGACGAATGGATTGTGCAGAACATCGACAAGGACTTCAAGGCAGAGGAACATGACTATTCGGGTATGCACGGTCTGCAAGAGATTGACGATTTGAAGAGTCCTTATGACGATGCTGGTGCTATAGACTCCGTGATGAGTCAGGAGGCGAAGATGGAGAACCAGAAGAAGGGTTCGGTGGATAATCTTTGGAACAGAATAAAGGATGCCACGAACTACTCTATCAATTCGGACTATGAGAACGGACTGATGAGCGAAGAACTTCGAGACCGTGTGGCCAGTATGTTTGACTGGTATGTGCCTTTGAGAAAGTTTGACGAGGCTACCGCTGAGGATGTATACGGATATATAAGCGGCGAGGACGGCAAGGGCTTTATCGGTGAAACGCTGATGAACGCCAAGGGCAGAAAGAGTCTGAGCGACGTGAACGTGCTTGCACAGATAGGTGCCATGGGTAACCGTGCGATAAGGAACGGCGGACAGAATGCCGTGAAGCAAGCCTTTGCCCGATTCGTGAGAAACAGCGGAATGCAGAACCTTGTGAAGGAGACAAAGGTATGGGTTGAGAAGAAAGGCACGGACATGAACGGCAATGACATCTGGGAGGAGGCTTATCCTCAGATTCCCGACAATGCGAGCGCTCATGATATTGCAGCCATTGTGGATGCCTTTGAAACAGACATGAAGACGAAGCAGGCTAAAGGCGAGGCAAAGACGCTGAGCAACAGCACGGACATAGGCTTCAAGTTTGCGAGGGCGAAGAACAAGAGCGAGCACTTCGTGGACGTGAAGATAGCCGGACGTACACACAGATTCGTAGTGATGGGCAATCCTCGTGCTGCACAGGCTCTGAACGGTATGCTGGAGAACAGTTCGCCGAAAAACGCACTGCTGAAAGGGTTGAAGAGCACTACACGCTTCATGGCTCAGATGGCCACCTCGTACTCACCGGAGTTCGTGATGCGTAACATCATACGTGACGCTGAGTTTGCATCGAGCAACGTAACGGCAAAGGAGGGCGTGAGATACGGCTTGAAGTGGGCGAGATATTATGCAGAGCTAAACCCGGTGAACGTATTCTACAACGAAGGTGCCGGCGCTTTGAAGAGCTTGAAGTGGAAGGACTTGAAGGAAGGCGTGGGCATAGGTCTGTACGCACGATACAGAGAGGGTACGCTGGGCGACTCGAAGATGGAGCGATACTTCAAGGAGTTTATGCAGAACGGCGGTGAGACAGGCTGGGTGCAGGTGAAGACGATGCAAGAGTGGGAAAAGGAATACAAGCATGACGTGAGCCGTGAGCGCAGCAATGTGTCGAAGGCAGGCAAGATGCTTCGTGACGTCCTCGTAGGTAACGTTGAGAACCTGAACGAGATGGCAGAGAACATGGCGAGATTTGCGACCTTCTGCACGTCAAGAGACCTCGGACGCTCGGCTGTGAGAAGCGCCTACGATGCCAAGCAGGTGTCGACGAACTTCAACCGTCACGGCTCGGGCGACGCAATAAAGACGTTCAAGAACGGAGAGATGGGAGCAGGAAAGGAAATGCGCAGAAATGTGTACGGCACCATTGCGAGCTACCTAAGGAACTACTCGATGTTCTTCAACGCTGGCGTGCAGAGTACGCACTTGCTTATGAATAACGTGAAGAAGGCACCTGTGGGTACTATCGCCTCAATGATGGCTATGCCTTTCGGGCTGGGCATACTGGCTGCTGCCGTGAATAACGCCATGATTGCGAACGAGGACGAGAAGGAGCGCAAGGGCGTGCAAGACCCATACGGCGAGCTACCCGAATACATAAGGAGAAACAACCTGTGTATATATAAAGGTGGCGGTAAGTTCGTGACCATTCCGCTTGCCATTGAGCTGAGGGCGTTCTACGGACTTGGCGATATTGCAGCGGGTATGACTACAGCAAAGAACGTGAAGAGCACGAGAAATGTAGCAATGGACGCTGTGGGCTGTATGTCGCAGCTGCTGCCAGTAGTGGACTTCACGAACACATCGGCCTTTGATAAGGAACCAGGAAAGGAGACCTTAAAGGGTGTGCTGCCTACTGCTGCTGCTCCATTTGTGGAATGGTGGCTCAACAGCGACTGGAAGGGTTCGCCTATACGTCGAGAGGGTGACTACACGGAGAACCGTCCTGCATGGATGAATGCCTACAGCGGAACTCCCGAGAAGCTGATGGACTTGAACAAGTGGGTGAATGCCAGGACTAACGACGTGGCTCCCGGCAACGAAAACATGAGAGGCAACAGTCTGCTTGACGAGGCTACTGACCCTGCAATGCTGAACCACATCATAGGAACGATTGGCGGTGGCGCTGCCACATTCATGACCCGTGGAACGGGACTGGTACTGAAGTATGCTGACGGACGCGAGCAGGAGATAGAGACCAAGGATATACCATTCTTGCGCTCGCTGATGTACACTCCTTCGGAACAGACGAGCATGGCGAGAACGAAAGCGAAGTGGTATAGCTATAAGGAAAGCATGGAGAAGAACATGAGCAACTACTCGATGCTGAAGAACAAGAACGTTCCGCTGACGGAGAGAATACGTAATGCTGCCGACAGACACAGATTTGAGCAGGGGACTGACTATGCGAGAATCCGTATCATTAAAGATGCCGAGAAGCAGATGAAGCGCTGGAACAAGATGAAGCGTCTGAACGCTGACGACAAGAAGCAGGTGGACTTTGCCAACAAGAACATCGAAATGATAATGCAGAAGGCTGTGGAGCAGATGGACGGGATTAGTGAGGAGTAAGGCTGAGGGGTTTAGGGAGGCTTGGTAATGAGCCTTGCTGAGCCTTTCTGGGCCGACTAAGCCTTTGGTGATGACGGGGATATTTTATGCCTTACTGAGCCTTTCTGAGCCTTTGGTGATAGGGAGGTAATTATTAATTATTGTTTATTTTGATACGCAAACTTGGTTATGTGGCTAAGTTTGCGTATTTTTGTATCGAAAACCCACAGCCTTATGACCAAACAGAATTATGATATAACCCGTATGCAACGTGAAGACTTGGCAAAAGCCTATCGTGACGTATATCCCAAGTGCTGGAGCCAGCAGGAGGTATGGGACAAGATAGCGAAGCATCCTGCTCCACGGTATTATATCACGGCTAAGGAGGCTTATGAGAAGCTGAGAAGAATGGTTGTGGGTGACTTCTCGATAGTGAACGCATTGGGCAGCAACAAGCAGAGACTGTACTACTCGCTGTTTGAGCGGATGCAGGAACTGACCCAGAGAAAGGAATATATAGGCAAATCGCTATGGTTTTTATGCCCTATTATAGTATCTCAGCCAGCGCCGGAGTTCTTCATGGCTCCCCGCACTATTAAGGACACGTTTGTCAAATGCAGACTATATGGTAAGGATTTCAGACATGGTGAAGTGTATGGAAGTGGACGTAAGAGCAAAGCTGTTGCTGACGGCTCTAAGCGTCGTGTTGCTGATAATAGGCAATGACTTAAAGGGTTTCAGCGCACACAGCGGACTGCTACCCCACTTCACTTATAGTTTTCTCCACGCCAACGTATGGCACATGGCTGCAAACCTGTTTGTGCTATGGGGCGTAAGACAGCGTATGAACGTAACTGTAGGCTATGTGATAGCCGTGGCTGCGAGCTGGCTGCCGATGTGGGCGGACAAGCCTACTGTGGGTATGTCGGGTATGCTGTTTGCGATGTTCGGCATAATGTGGGGAAAGACGGGAAAATGGAAGGAATACTTGAAGGCAGGAATGCCTGTGATATTGATAATGATGCTTATACCAAATGTAAATGGTTTGCTACATTTGTACTGCTACATATTAGGTTTTGTGTTTTCGTTTTTAAGATTTAAGGTTTATTAGGTTATTGATTAAAAAGACAAGTAGTTTAATATTGGTATGGGGTGTTGGAGCCGTGAGGCGCTGGCACCCCTTTTTTTTGATAATGGGTAATGAGCCTTACTGAGCCTTTCTGGGCCGACTGAGCCGTGGGGTGAGGGTGATTATTTATGGGCCTTGCTGAGCCGACTAAGCCTTTCTGAGCCTTTGCTGGGGAGGGGGCTATGGGCCTTACTGAATTTTTGGAGAATTGGTTGTTATCTTATCTTGTTGGTGAATCGTGGGGCAAAGTCTATTACTGTGCCAGCGAATGTGTCGGATGCCGAGATATTGGAGAGTGTGTAGCTGAAGCGGTAGTACTTCCATGGCTTGCCGTGCAGAGAGTGTAGTTCGACCCAATTACGGCAATCGTTGGAGGCGTAGACTCGCAGCTTGAGTGTGCCGTCGGCGGAGTTGAACAGATGGACTATCTGATGGATGGTCTTGAGCTGTATGGACGAGCCGAGTTTGAGGGGACGTGTGGTGAACGTACCGGAATAGGTCTGAGTGTCGGCTTGGGCAACAGGTATCTTGCTGAAGGAATAGACGTTGTTGTCGGCATCCTGTAGGAGCGTGTCGGGATAGTTGGACACAGCTCGCTGTATGCGCTTAGAGCCAAGGGATATGGTGGCGAAGGTTCCGTCAAGAAGATTATAGACGTATGCGTAGTCGTAGCTGACGTTGTAGATGAACAGCAGCGAGTCGCGATAGTCGTAGGCAAGGAATGCATTGCGTACGAAGGTAAGGAAACTGACCGTAGCGTCAGAGTACGGCGGATTGGCTCCCGAGAGTTGAGGACTGACACAACGGACAGTGCCGCCAGCTACAGCCATGAGTCCCTTGTCGGAGGTGAAGTAGACGACATTGCCCGTGGGTGTTATTGACTCGGGATTGTTGCAGACTTCGCGCGAAATGGGGTAGGACGCTGAGTAGAGTCCTTCGGAGTTGACGGAGAGTCCGTAGATGCCTTCAGTAGTGAAGACGATGAGCGGATACTGTCCGAACTGTCCCTGTGATATAGGCTCGGTGTTGGCAGCGATACCAAGGATAGAGCCAGTGCCTACGGTGTTGTCGCCCGATGCCTGGAAGACGAAGGGGTTGTTGACAACGGAGGTGAAGATTTGGGAGTCGAGGACTTCGTAGGGGGAGGTGTAACTTGTAGTATCAACTTGTTCGTTAAACACTGTCTTCTTACCACAAGGAAGTTCGGAAAACGCATAAGCTCCATGCAGTCTGGGATGTTGTTGTAACGGAATTCTCTTGAAAAGGCCTCCATTTTCTTTTGTTACAAACTCCGTAGCGTTTGGATCTGGATAATAGAACCAACTTCCGCTATCTGTGTCTGATGAAACAATAAAATTTGTTCCAATCCAAGTGTCCATTTTATCGGAAACGATATGAACATATTGAGTGCTGGTTTCTCCGTAATTCACCGCCATGCTAAAACTAAAGTCAATCCGTTTTACAGGAAAGCGTTTGACACCAATCAGATTAATACGGTTGTTGTACGTAATACATTTGGCAGCACTAAGCTTGCACCACCCATAATAATCATCATTAAGGAGTTGCTCCTGTTGTGCAAGATTTAAAAGCAATCCTTGATTGATACGTATCTTATCACCGGAAGACCCAGATGCCGTTGTGTGCCATTCGTCGTCAAACTCAGTTAAAGGAATTGTAAACAATTTGTAAAACTGCGTACGCGTTAACAATTCATCGATTATATCATTATCATCACGATATGTCGGCTGAATCTGCTGTTTTGCAATATATCTACCTCCATCCTTGCCATTCCAATTTTGTGTTGAGGTGTCGTCATTATAGTTGAAAAGTTTCTCTTTATACGTAAGAAACGCTTTGTTAAAAAGAGGTCTTTTGTTAGTATCGTTAGCTTCAACTATTTTCCAACCTCTATCAATATGGAAAGACAGTACCGGTTCGGTAGCAAAGACTGTAATACCTTTGATTATATCCGACCAATTTTTCAATTTGTTTTGAGCGCCTAATCCAAATTTATATTTCAATTCGGCAAATTCGATAAAATAGAATTCGTTTGTTCCGTATGTGCTTCCACTTGTGGAATATGAAAAAACCTTATTTATGGAATCCCAAACATAATGGCACATGTGGAAATTCCGATTAACTGATGGGTAACAAATTATAGGAGGAGATATTCTTGTATATGAGCCATCGTATAACTTGTATGCGTATCGCAAGAAAAACGGGAAAGCAAAAACACCTTTTTCTTTAACCCAATTAATCGCTTGTGCGACATGTCCCTGTATGGTATCTTGGAAATCACTTTCTTTCGAGGAATCTATTATTTCATAACGATGATATACAGACGTTGTTTTATACCCGCTTGGAGCAGAGCCTCCAGCAGACATAAATTCGTGTTTTGCTCCATAGTAGGCTTTTTCGTCAGACAGTTGGCTGACACAATTGCCGTAATTACATGGAGTACGCGAAGATTGTTCGAATTTCATATCAAACGTTATGTTTTTAAAATCAAAATCTATTTCAGCCAAAGGTATGTTATTACCGAGACCAATGTACTTTCCCCCCTTATATAATATATAATATATGCCTTCATCGGTGGCTACGACGAGGGTGTTGCCTACTGATGAAATATCGGATACTGTACCTACGGAGAACTTATCTTCGTTTTTGCTGATAGCACCACTGTCGGTGTCGAGCGCTTCCCAATAAAGGTTGGTGCCATCGTAAGTGATGGCGTTGGTGTAGTCGGCTCCTTTGTGGATATAGAGCAACTGGTGGTCGGTTTGTCCGAAGGCTGCTGCCTGTCGTAGGGGTTGTATCTCGCCATTGCGGAAGATAAGGTCGCGTGAGGCGGAAAGTTCGGTGTCGTCGGACAGGAGGTCGGACGGTGATGTGGTGATGCCTTTGTTGAAAGATAGTGACTTTTGCATAGTGAATTGTTTTTTTTATTTACTGGGCCTTGCTGGGCCTTTTTGAGCCTTACTAAGCCGTGGGTGATATGAGCCTTACTGGGCCGACTAAGCCTTTCTAAGCCTTTGGGGAAATTTTGGGGTGATGATGATGAACCTTTGGGTGCTCTTAGATTGAGGCTTCGGTGCGTACTCCGTCGGAGTGATGCTTGAGGCCTTCGTCGGTGCGCCAGCGTGGGAGTTCCATTTCGTTGGTGGAGACGTAGAGGGCAATGGCGGTGGACATGAGTACGTCGTCGTGATTGCCAGAGCCTTCGATGTTGCCAAGCGAGCCATCCTCCTTGCGCTCGTAGATGCGCAGCTCGTGATACATTTCGGTGTCGGGTTCGTGCCATAGGCGGTCGTCGACGAAGGCTTCAAGGTTGTCGATAAGCCAACCCTTCGTAATCTTATTGGTCTGAAAACCATACTTGGCGAGGACGTTGCCGGTAGTGTCCTCGGGAGAGGAACGGCGCTGGTAGAGATTGGGGTAGTAGTCGGCAATCTCGTTGATGATAGAGCCGAAATGGTCGCCCTCGGTATTATTGTTCTTCTCACGGTCGGCAGTATTGGACTCAATGACAAGGAGAGCATCGTCGTAATAGTGAGCGAGAGCTGCTGCCTTCCATGCAAGCACGTCGTGACGGCAGTGTCCACGGTAGCGAGCCACGACACGAGGCTTGTCCTTGACAGAAGGCATCATGCCCATACGGTCGAGTACGGTCATAACGGTGTAGTCGGAAGTAGAGGACTTGCCACCGATGTCGACGCTGACAACGTAGCGGTCGGAAACACGCAGAATCTGATTGTTGGGCAGACTCCAAATCTTGAGTTCGCCCTCGCCATCGTCGCGTATGGTAATCTTGGAGTTGCGTATGGTGTCGTAAGACTTCTTGCCAGAGGTGACGATGTCGGCAAGGAACTTGGGCTTCTTGACTTCGCCATGACGGAGGTCGTCGATAGAATAAGGATTGAAGACAAGGTTGCCGGAATTGCGGAAAGCCTCCTCCTCGTCGATAGGAGCCTCAGTGGCGCAGAAGGCGTGCGTCTTGAACTTGTTGCGGAAGTTGCGATACCAGTTGATAGCCTGGAAACAAGCTCCCTTTTCCCACATACGCCAAAAGAACTTGCCCGTTTCGCGAAAACCTTTAGGGCAGGTGGAGCGGTCTTTGTTGCGCAGCAGCCACTCGGCAAAAGCCCGAACATCTTCGACAGGCTCCATATCGTTCTCGATGATGAAGCAAGGAATGAAGATGAAGGCATAGGCGTCGTTGTTGGACGGATCCATGGCAAGCTGGCAGCGGTCGTAGAAGAATCCGGAAGCGCCACGGCCTGTAGACTCGAAGACCTCGATGTTGTCCTCAATATTATGTATACCGCCAGAAATAGACGAGATAACGCCTTCGGGGTCGTGCTCGGGTGTCTTCTTCCAATAGGCAACCTCGGAATAGTGGGCACAGTGGAAGTTGTTGCCACGGACGGCATCGAAGTTGTCGAAGGAGGCAACGGTAAGAGTGGAGCGGCGCAGAGCCTTATTGCCGTCGGTGACGATGAAGTCGTCGGGTGAGTTTTCGTAGGGCGAGAGCATGAGCTGTGTGCCCGGGTGTCCGATAGTCCAACCCTTCTGACGCTCAACAGCCTTGCGATACATAGCCTTAATCTTCTTTGATGTGGACTTGACCTGTGAGAGGACAATGGCGTTCCATCCGTCGTGACGGAAGTCCTGCATCCACTTGATGTATAGCTGCGTGAGCGTAGAGCCGCCCCACTGACGAGCCTTAAGGATAACGACACGTATGGCTTTCTTCTCGTGGCGCAGCTTCTCGAAGAGTGCGATGAGCCGTCGCTGTGGGTAGTTAAGGCGGAAGGGAATCATATCGCCCGTGTTCTTGTCCTCAATCTTATCAGTACAGAAAAGGGCGAACTCGGGGTCTTCACGGAAACGTACCTTGAAAATCTCAAATGTGAGGAGGGCGCGTAGCTTCTGCGTGTCGGGCGAGTCTTCGTCGTAGTCCTTGCGGAGGACATGGATAAGAACGTCCTTCAATGTACCGTAGTGCTGCAGGTTCTTGTAAAGGAGGGTGCGCATACACTCCTTGGGAACGTACATCTTGGGTATGATGAAGTCGGGTATTTCGAGACAGACTCGTGACTCAAAATCGTAGCAGCCGAGACCTGTCCACGGGTCGTAAGGCCCGTAGATTTCATTGTAGCGAGATAGGTTTTCGGCTACCAAAGCGTCTATGTTATGGTCGGTAATGAGCATATTCTAATTATTTAATGGGCCTTACTGGGCCTTTTTAGGCCTTTCTGAGCCTTTGGGTGAACTGGGTGATAAGCCTTTCTGGGCCTTTTTGAGCCGACTAAGCTGTTGGTGAAATTTTGGGGTGAGGGCTAATTATTGATTAAAGTCCTTCGTACTCCTTTAGTTCTTCGAAGTCGGCATCTTCGATGCGTGGAACGGGGTTGGCACCAATGGCAAGAGGGTCGTCGGTCTTGGTAGTGGATAGTGCCTGGAGTTCCTGGAAGTCCTTGTTGATGCCCACGGAGACGTTGAGCTGGGACTGCTTGGGGACAACGTGCTTCTGCATGTCGTGATAGAGAAGCAGCCATGCCTTTGGGTCGTGCTTGGCAAGTTCGGAGAACAGCTCTTCGAACTTCTCCTGATTGGTAGAGAGGAGGTCGCGTATGAACTCCTTTTGCGCCTTGCGCCCGGCAGGAAGAAGCTTCTTGCGACGCTCGGATATGAGAGGAATGTCGTCGAGAGTCTTTTGCATAGTGAATTGTTTTTTATTTGATGGGCCTTACTGGGCCTTTCTAAGCCGACTGAGCCGTAGGGTGAAATTTTTTGGGGTGCAATCGCTTTAGAATGGCTTCAGATGCTTATGGACTGTGCCGGGAATGACTCGGCAGGAGAGGGCTCGTATGTTGGTAATGCCTTCTTCAAGGGACTGCTTGCGGTCGATAGTGCGAGGGTCGCGTGAGGAGAGCGTGATGGAGAGATACTCGTATAGAGTGCCGTCAACGACGTACTGATGAATAGCCTTGACAAGGGAGTCGTAGACGGTGGCATCCCAATAGTCGGGCATAAGAAGAGAAATCTCCCGCTCGTCCCACTCCTTAAGGTCGTTGAGACGGGTGACGCCTTCGGGCTTGAGAACGAAAGCGGAAAGGCAATGCTCAACATTGGCTATGTACTTGTCGAACCAACGGAAGAACATGGGGCGATAGGTGTCGGACTCGGAAGTGACAATGTCGGGGGCTGCCTGGTCGGGACGTGAAGCACGCTGTATAAGCCCCGTGACAGCATCGACATCGTAGAAGAGCTGGTCGACCTGCACGAAAATATGCTTGACTGTGTGCCCATAAGCACGATGGGGCGGTTGAGGCGCAAGTGGATTGGGGACGGGATGCCATCCCCTTTCACGAGAAGCCATGTGCGGATGAAGTTCGGAAAAATCGTGATTCATATAATCCTCCATTTAATTCTTGGTTACAATAGCTGTAAACTCGGTGTACACATCGTCGGAGTGGCGAGAGAACAGCCGGACTTTAGCTATTCCAGTGTTCAGCGGTACGAGCACAAATGTCTTTGGCAATATATGCCGGTCAACTCGCAATATACTCGGGTCGTAAGAACGTGCCTCGATGTCGTCGACAGCACCGCCATTAAGGCTGTAGGAAACCGTTGCTTTTTCGTCAATGGAAATTGTAACTTCGCCTCCGTTGTCGGAACCGTCGACCTTGGCAGTGATAGAGGTGGGGAACCTGACTATGGGGACACTGGGAGCAGAAAGGATGAAGCACTTGCGTATGTCAGCCTCGTCTTTCAGAAGTGCTGCCTGGTAGGGTTCAGCCTGCTTGGCGTTGGTGGTCTTTATCCACCATTGCATCGTAACGTAATCCTCGGTATACTTGGCGCTCAGCCGGGCCAACGCATCTGTTAGCGAACCGTTGAATCTTTTCGACACCGACAGCGTGAACTCTACAATGTCGTCCGTTTTCTCATTGTAGTATATCGCATTGTCGCCTATAGTCTGGGACGTTGGCACGAGGTAGTCGGCGAATATCGTTTTTAGCATTTCCAATGCCGCATGAAAATCCGAAGTGAACACTCGCTCATGCAATGCTTCATCGCCTCCCGTCTCGCTTGCCACAAGAGCATTGTTCGCACCTTGCGCAAGCCTGTCCATCTGTCCCTTTAGGTAGGTGGTTGACTGGAATGCCTCACGTATAAGCGACTTTATGATTTGAAATTTAATTATCATAGCCAATACTTTTTTGTTAGTGATACATTAGTTTCCGGTGAAGTCCGACCCATCATCATTGCACATCTTTCCCGTCACCGAAGAGTAATCTGCGGTTGCTTGCAAAGGAGAGGAAATAGTGAATGATTTGCGTATGCGGTCTTCCAAGTCTTTCATCATGACTGCATGGGGTTCTGCTTGTGCTTGCATTCCTGCTGACAGCCACCATTGGTATGTCATGTATTCTTCCACATACTGTTGTGAGTAGTTTGCAATGGCATCGGTAAGCGCACCGTTGAAACGTCGCGGGATAACAATTGTTACACCTGCTGAACCGTTACTTTGGTCGTATGTTGCCGATATACAATTGTTGCCTACCGACAGGTGGTCTGGAATAAAGAAATCTACATAGACCGTCTTCAACCGTTCCACACCTCGCACGAAATCCTTACCCAACTTTCTTTCATGCACGGATATGTCACCAGCTGTCTCGTTGTATCTTAGCTTGTCTGCCCCTTGCTGTGTGGCTGAGTCTATAGACCCCTTGATGTAGGTGTCGCTCTTTACTGCCTCTATTGCGAGGGGTTTGGATATGGTGAATGTTATCTTCATAATTAGGTGGTTTTATTGTCTTTGTTATATCCGTCTGTCTTCTCATTGTCTTCTATTGTCACAGTACCGCTTACATTGTATACTGTGACTGACGTTCCAGGCGGTTTCTTCACAAATGCCATTTTTACAAGCGAAGCAAGAAGCAGCTGCGCGTCCGATGTATACTTTGGAGCAATGTCTGGCACGGACATATTAAGTACTGATTGCACTACATTTGCCACTATATACATTTTTATATTATCTGCAAAAGCCGATGGCAAAGCGTCTCCCCAACGTGATTTCTCAATGTCAAAGGTTAGCTTTGTGTTGTCGCTTCCGTAAGCGGTTACTATTGGCGACAGTTCCCCAACTATCACTTGGGCTGCTCCCACAATAAGCGTCGGCATTACGCCTACCTCTATCTCCGACAGTGTTGTTGTGGCGAACAATGTCCCTCCCGTTGGCGATTTATGGTGCTTTCCAATGATGGAGAGCTGCTGCCGCGCCAATGACGTTATTTTCGAATTTTCAATACTTATCTCTGCCATGTTTTCCTTTTATATTTTTATTCAATACAAAATGTTTTATTGCATCAAATACCCCTGCGCTCTCTCTACCGCCTCTTGGTCCGCCCCCGGCACAACTCCGTTCTGTGGTGCTTGCTGTCCCATTTCCGCCTGCTGCGCTTCAAGCTCTGCCTGCTGACTCTGAATGTCCTGCAGGAGGCGGTCGGCAAACGGGGCGTTGAGGTTCTGCAGATACTGCACGACGTTGATGGCACCAAGTTCGAAGAGCTTGTCGAGCTGGTCGTTAATGTTGTTCTGATAGGCAGCGGTGGCAGCTGCGTTCTTGATGGAAATCTTGAACATTATGTCTCTTGCGCCCATTCTGTCATACTCTATCGGGTATGTGCTATCTCTATTGAAGATGGGTCGGCCGTCTTCATAGAATTGCTTTATCGTCATACACTTCTTCTGTGCAATATTCTCAGTAAACGATTCCATGTCTTTCAGTATCGAGTATAGCGAGGTCGAGGCATTCTGCGACTCTTGTGCATATCTCGAGGCCGATGTTCCAGCCGTTGGCGTCTTGCCTTGCAATGCTCCTGACACATTCGATACTTCGCGCATCAGGTTTAGCTCCATCTGTAATAGCTCGTTGGTTCCAAGGTTCACAGCGTTTGATGTTATCACGTCTGGTCGCGAGTTTGGCAATGTAGCTTTTGGCGTGTAGAATATCATTCCGTCATACTCCGTCGCTTGCTCGGCAAACTCGTCTGGTGTCATTCCGTCCAACACCTGTGTAGGGATAAGCCATACACCCTTGGCCGACGAGCGTATTGCCATGTCGTTCATTATTATCAAACGGTTGATATATCTCTGCTGGTCTATCACGTTTGCCATAAACGGATGTATTTCTCCGTTGATGTACGGATAGAGCTTTATCGTGAATGGATGCGATTTAAAGTCGTATGGTGTCTCTCCGCTGCATAGCACGGTTCCGTCTGGTGACATAAACGTGTAGTACCAATACTTGTCTGCCACTTTCTTTGCCGTGATATAGGCTCTGTCTTCTGGTGGCACTCCCATCAAGTCATACTGCTTCTTTCTCTCCACATTCTTTGCGTTCAACTCTGCTATCAACACTTTGTCGTCACATTCTATGCGGAAGTATGCGTCACTCTCGTTTGTCGCTATCGGGTCGTAGCATTGGTATCTGTATTTTGTTTCCGTCGTCCACGCTTCTATTACTCTTACGTATCGTCCACGCTTCGACGGTATATCGAATGATATGTTCGCCAAGTCATTTGTGTCGTTGTGCATAGTTCCTTCCGTCTGATTGTCATCCGGGTCTATGTCGAATATCCTGTTCAGGTCGTCTATACTAAGTCCGTACTCGTCTTTTGCAAATTTCTTGTACAGGTCGTTTATAGACTCGTCATGCAGCACGCCTATCAGCGACAGGTCAAGGTGTCTTGGGTCTGAACCTCCTTCCCAAAACACATAGTTCGGCTCTATGTAGTCTGTCCATGAGTCTTCTATCTCCTGTGTTTTGTCTTCGTATGTCTCTCGACACACCATTACTCCTCCTACAAGGTAGTCTTCAAGCGCGTGCTTCAACAATATCTCCATCTGTGTGCTTTGCCAGTTGCATTGCATCGTGGCAGACATCATGTCGGAGAGGGATTGTGAGGAGCGTGTGCGTGCGAAGCATACAGGCTCGGTGCCCTGCTTGGCATAGAGTCCGACGATGGTATTGAGGATGGAGACCATGACATTGTTGGAGAGAGGGACAGAGCCTTTCTTCTTGAGATATTCACGCTCGGTATAGTCGTAATAGAACCCGTTCTTGTAGACCCTTACGGTGTCGCCCCATTGGTCGCCGTAGCAGTATCTCTTGGCTCTGTCTCTAACCATGCGCACCTCCTCCAGGTTGTTCCAGGCCTGCCAACATCGCTGCAGCAGCTCATAGTCTGCCTTCTTGCCCGACTGTCTCTCCTTACGTCTCCGTACGGTGTCAAACGTCTTGCCCGAAGTCGGCATTACACGTGATAAGGTGGGTATATTTTTCTGCATATTCTGTATGTAATAACATTGTGTATCAGCGCAAAAATACGTGAAAAACAAGCCCTAAATGCCGTGTTTCGTCCTACAGACGAAAGACGGAAAAACAGTGATAAAAAACTAAGATATTTGCGGTTTAGAAAGTCAAATCTAAATTTTACAGAAAGAAAAATGGACGAAGAAAACAAAATCAAGAATGGCGTTGCACCCGGACAGGATGCGATGGCACCTCCTGTGGAGGAACGTCCGAACCGCAAGGCCTTTGCAGAGCGCTTCGGCAAGCGTCACAAGGACATTGACTTTGAGGACAAAGAAGCCCGCTACGGCGCGATGAACGAGGATGCAGACGCCTTGTCGGCATACGAGGAGAACGGACGTGCGCTGAGCGAAATGTTTGACAACAACCGCTGGCTTGCAGCAATGGCCATGGACTTGAAGGACAATCCCGACATGAACCCGATAGAGTGGATGGCCAAGCAGGGCATAGACATCGGCGCAGCCTTGGAAGACGAGGAAATGGGCAAGAAGGTGGCTCAGCAGATTGCGGACTTCCAGCAGAAGAAGGCTGACGAGGAGAGTCACGAGCAAGAGATTGCGGAGAACCTGAAGCAGTCGGCCGACGCCATGGACGAGTTGGGTCTTGACGATGATACCAAGGCAGACCTGTGGGAGAAGTTCTTCAAGATAATAGGCGAAGCGGAGGACGGCAAGGTGTCGGCAGAGACATGGGCACTGTTCAAGAATGCGCAGAACTATGACGCAGACGTGGCTTCGGCTCGTGAAGAAGGAGCGATGCAGGGACGCAACGAGAAGATTCAGAACAAAGTAAAACGTTCGGAGAAGAACGACGTGCCACCAACGCTGAACACAAACGGCGGTGCTCAGCCTGGCAAGAAGAAGGACAGCAGTTTCTGGGACGGACTGGTTTAAAATTAAAACACATTTTATTATTTATTAATTTCTAAAATATCAATTAAATGAAACACTATCGGTTTATTAATTTTATTAAAAGCGGACATTTCCTTACTTGGCTCTTACTCATGCTTCTCTCCGTTGTAACTGGCGGCTCGTCGCTCATGGCTGTTGCCGACAACGTTGCGCCTCAGATTGGCGATGAGGGCAACACTCCCGCAACCGCTGCAGAGGTTGCTGAACACGAACACGTTGAGGCTGGCAAGAGCGACCTCGATAGTCCCGGTGGCAAAAAGGATGGTCAGGATTTGACGGGAACTCAGGCTTCATCCACCCAGCTCAAAGAGGGTGACATGATTGACGATGAGTGGGATAATAACATTGTAAAATTCTACCCCTACAAGACTCCGCTTCTCAGTATCGCTCGACAGGTTGCCGCTAAGGTTCCTATCAAGAACTGGACTGCCAAGCACATGCGCATTGGTGGTGAGACTCTCGACGGTAAGACTACTGCCGAAATCACTGGTGGCGACACCATCGAGCTTAACTCTACCAACTTCTCTGGTTCTCTCCGTCCGTTCTACAAGTGTTCTACTGTCTTTGTTCCCGATGTTGAGGGTTACAAGGAGGGTTCTAACACCGAGCACGAGGGTATTCTTCAGCTCTATGTCATCGAGTCTAACGGCAAGAAGGTCGTTCTCCAGGCTACCAACGGCAAGGCTAAAAACAATGGTACTCCAGCCGACGACCTTGACAGTATGACCTGCCCGGACATTCCTTCTGGCTCTGTCTTACTTGTTGGCGCAACTGCCGCAAGCGAGTCTCAGCTTATGGTTCCTCCTGAGAACATGCAGCCTCGCGAGAAGGAGGTTTGTGTTCAGAAGAAGCTTCTCAACATTCTATTTACTACCGACTTCGAGAAGGTACAGACCAAGGTACCTATCTCCGTCAAGGACCTCAAGGCTGACGCTATCATGAAGTACAACCTCCGCGCCGAGCGTTCTTATTGGTTTGGCTCTAAGCGACGCATTAAGACGCTCACTGAGGATGGTGCTGTTGAGGATGTTTACTTTGCCGAGGGTATCTTGCCTCAGATTACCAATAAGTATGCTATTGGCGACGTTCAGGAGTGGGCCGACTGGATTGCTCTCTCAAAGCTCCAGTTTACAGAATTTGCAGAAAATAACCATGCTTACGTCTTCGCTGGTAAGAACTTCATCGAGCGCATGGAGAAGATGAAGATTGACAAGGATGGCAAGAACGACATCATCAATCACGACGAGTTCGACCTTACCTTCAAGCGCATCAAGGACACATTCGGTACTTTCGATATTGTTTGGGATCAGACTCTCGACCTCATGCGCATGGAGGACTTTGCCGTTATCATCGACCTTAAGGCGAGTCGCCGCTACGTGCGTGTTGCCAACAAGGAGCGCACCAACGACATGTCTAAGGGTGCAGGTGCTATCCGCGACGCTAAGCGTTGGATTCACGAGGAGGCCGATTGTATCGCTCTCCGTGGCTACAACTCTATACTTGTTGGTCCTGAGGAAAAGATTTCTAAGCTTGGCGGGTCCACTCTTACCACTATCATCTCTGCTCCCAAACTCCCCGCAACTCCGTCAGCCGGCATGAAGGTTGCCCTTACCGAGGACTACGTCTCTGACGATGTTCAGTACGACAAGGGTACCGTCTACTACTACAACGGCACCAAGTGGGAACTCTACAAGGGTCAGGACGTAGCAGCCTAAAGATTATTTTATTTCCGTAAAGCCATCGCTGAGCAACGGCTTTGCTCGCTAATGTCTCAGCGAGGCTTATCTTTAAAATTCCAAAACGCAATGATTAAGATATATAGATTAAAAGAGGCACTAAACAATAGCCATCATACTCTCGTTGGTGCAGGTGGTAACAAGGTTCACTACGAGTTCACAGGTGGTAATATCATTACAGGCGCTTGTCCCGAATTATCTCTTAAGGGCAAGTATTATCAAGACCTTCTTGAGAGCAGTGAACTTTTCAAGTCCGGCACAGTGGTGTTGATTCGCGAAATCAAAACCTCCGACGACATGAAAGAGAATGTGCCGAAGCCAGAACCTAAGAACGTGAATACGGCAGACGCGGTGACTACGCCCGACGAACTGCTCGTGTACATCAACACCAACTACGACAAGAAGTTTACCGACCCGAGCAAGGCGTTGGCTTTTGCTGCCAAGGAGGGAGAGGTGTTTGCTAACTTGAACCTGGGGTAATGGGGCTTTGGGGGTGAAGGAGGGTGATGAGTCTTACTGAGCCTTTCTGGGCCGACTGAGCCATTGATTGAGGAGGAGCTATGAGGGCTGCTGACAATCATTGAACGTTAACCATTAACACTATTAGGTATGACCGTAGGAGAGATTATAGAAGAGGTGAAGTGGTGTATAGACCATGAGACGAGGGAGGACTCGAAGCTGAGTGACGGCGGAGAGGATACCTACATGGACAACATCATAAGGGCGAAGATAAACGACGCTCTAAGATGGGTGGCTGTAATGACGGGTAAATGCACGAGTGTGAAGACAAAAAAAGACACGGATGCCACTACTGCCAAGACACTGACTGTCGAGTCTTACATTGACGACATAGGAGTGGCGACTCTGCCTGACGGTATCGCTGCTGCGGACATACGACGTGTAAGGATAGACGGATGGCATAAAGCTGCGGTGCCAGTGGACGACACGAGTGACGACGCACTGCTGATGTTTGACGAGGCGGTAAAGGGTTCGCAGGACAGACCGCTGGCTACAATAATGCGTGGAAGCACGCTACAAATATTAGTACAGCCGTGGGAGACGGGCAACGAGGTAGAAGTGGCCTACGTTGGAACAGGAAATGTTATTAACAACACATCGGACAGCACATCTGTAGATGTGTCAGACACACAGAAGAATGCTTTCATATACTATATTGCTTACCTGCTACTGGCGGCGTATGAAGACGCTGGTGCACAGACTATGCTCAGCATTGCGATACAAAGTCTGGGAATTAATACACAGAAATGATATGGAGATAGTGACAGCTACGTATGACGCAACAGAACAAGCATGGGTGACTCCTGTGCTGGAACTGAAGCGTGACATCTATCTTATGATTAGCTTGAAGAAAAAAGGCAAGATAGTGATAAGACAGAACACGGGAGACGGCAAATGGCCTCGTGTGCCTATAGAGGTCCATAAGGACATGAAGGCTTTCTGCCTGCGTATGGAAATGAGGGCTGAAGTACTACAGATAAGAATTTACACATCAGAAGAACCGGAGGAAATAAAGTATGCCTACATTTAGAAATGACGTAAAACTAGGAACGAAGGTTCCGTTGATAAAGACGGACGACCTGGACGACAGGTGCGTGACGGAGGAGAAACTGGCGGATGGTTGCGTAAGTGCTGATAAGATTGCACAGGATGCTATAACTGCTGATAAGATTGCAGTAGGCAGTATCGGCACAGAGAAACTGGCGGATGGTTGCGTGACGGTGGAGAAGCTTGCGGATGGTGCTGTGACTGCTGATAAGATTGCTGTAGGCAGTATCGGTACAGAGAAACTGGCGGATGGTTGCGTGACGGTGGAGAAGCTTGATGGCAATATTACTTCAGACATAAAGAATGATGTTGCAGAGAAGACCTATGAGAAGATGAAAGAGAAGTTTCTGCCATTGACTGGTGGAACTATAGAAGGTGAAGAGAGAACTACAGGAAAAACAATCGTAACATTAGGTTCTCAACCTCAGACAATACTGAAAGGAGGAAGTATTGTGGTTAAGAAGTCATATCTTCGGAAGCCTAATCTTGGAACAACCTATCCACCTGGAACATCTATGCTTAATATAGAAGATACTGTTTCTATTTCTGAGAAAAGTATTATAGGTCTTCAATCAGAGACTGCTACATCAGGTTGGGATAAATCTAATCTTAAGTTTCAAATAGATAAAGATGGGGTACAAGCTAACGGTTTTAAAACCATATCTCAGAATATACAAGGACTTCTTGCTAATGATGGTAGTATAGCAACCGCAATAAGTGTAGGTGATATAGATGAAATGTTTAATAGATAAAGGGGAAGGAAAATGAGTAATTTTTTAGATAAAGTAGGATTGCAACATGTTGTAGAGAAGATAAAGGGTCTGCTTAGCGGATATCTACCATTGAGTGGAGGTACTATGACTGGAAGTATAGTGTATACTGATAAGGTTACTTTAAATGATAAAGAATTAAAGTTTGGAAAAAATAATGATATAGTACAAACATCTTTTAGTCAAGGCGGTGTAACAATAAACACTAAGAAGGTTGGAACACTTCTGAAACCAATAGAAGTTAAAGTAAGTACAGACGGTTTTACTTTCAGAAAGAAAGACGGAGATAAAATAGTAGACCAAGCTAGTTTATCTATAAGTGACTGTACAACAAAAAAGTTCATATTAACTAAAAAAGATAAAACCAATAATGGTGATAGTATAGAGCAAGATGGTCTTATAGCTAACAACTCAGAAACTGTAGTAAAAGAGGTAAATAATGTGAAAGCTTGTGAGATATATTATGCTGATAGTATAAGCGCTGATGAAAAAGGTTACTTAGGAATAGATGCATTATCTACAATCTATCAAATAATAGATTTAAAGACTTCATTACTACAAATAGTAACAACAAAAGATATAGAAGTATCACCTTATTTCCAATCCATAATAGGAGACTCTGAAATTAAAATACCTATATCAGCAAATACCACTTGTTGCTTACGTAACGATGTATGGGTGTTATATGATCCAGAATCTATTAAGGCGATAGTTGCCAAAGGACTTTTATCATATAACCTAGAAGGGTTCAGCAACCTGGAAACCTTTAGAAGTAATGGCTCATATCTACAAGACCTTAATGCGTTTAGGGGTGCATTTGAAAATTGTACAAAATTAACTTATGTAGATGTAAATGATTGGAATATAGATGCTGCGACCACCTTAAGTAGTATGTTTTATAACTGCTCTGCCTTATCAAATATTACCTTAAATCTTTGGGACACGAGAAATGTAACTGATACAAGCAATATGTTCGCCCAGTGTTACAGCTTGGAGAAGTTAGATATTACAGGATGGGATATGACAAATGTAACAGATATGACAGATATGTTTGCTGGTTGTTCCAAGATTAAGAACTTATTACTAAGTGAGGGTTTTGGACGAATGAAAGCTGAGGTAGGTACACTGGATCTATCTTCATTAACTCTTTGGACAACGAATTCTGTGCAGACTTTGTTAACACTTTATGACCGTAAGGCAAATGGAATGGGAGTGATAACAATTAAGTTGTCAGCGGCTACTAAGAATGCTTTAGGTACAAGTGGAATACAGACATTGACTGCTAAGGGATATACTATAGCTTAATTGACAAGAGTTAAGTTGATAAATAAACAAAATAAATAAAAAGAAGACAATGGAAAAAATCAAAGCGAGTGAAGGAATGTATCTGACACAGAAGGAGATTGAGAATGAAGGTGCAAGAGTGTTTGTAGTTTCATTGTTCCTGGCAGATAATGACAGTGCTGACAACTGGCGTGAGGCTACTATGGAAGAATACTATAAGTGGCAGCAGGAGCAGGATGCTAAGTTGGAAGCACAAATGAATAGTGTGAAAAAGAATACTATGGAAGAAGTAAAAGCAAAGCTTCTAAATAAAACAAAACAGAATTAATAACAATTAAATCAAGGAAGAAAATTTATGAGTAATTTTTTGGACAAGGCTGGTCTTCAGCATTATAATGAGAAAATCAAGGCGTATGTAAGAACTATAGCAGGAGCTGACGTACAACAGCACGAAAATAGAACGGACAATCCACATCTTGTAACAAAGAAACAGGTTGGACTTGGTAATGTCACTAATGAAGCACAGATACCATTGAGTCAGAAGGGTGTTGCCAGTGGTGTGGCTACACTTGGTACTGATGGTAAGCTGACTGCTGCACAGCTGCCTGCAATGAAGACTGTGAATGGTGTGAGTGTAGTAGGATCTGGTAATATCAGTATTGACTTGTCACTGTATAAGGTAGTAGACAGTCTACCTACTACTGGCATTGATGCTACAAAGATTTATATTGTACCTGCTAAGACAACTGAGGACAAGAACATCAAGGCAGAGTATGTGTACACAGGTAACCCTGCAAGTACTTATGATGCTTCAAAGTGGGAGAAGCTTGGTGAGGCTCAGACAAACATTGTAGTGGATGCAGAGCTAAGCGCTACATCTACCAATCCTATTCAGAATAAGGCTGTTAAGAGTGCTGTAGATGCGCTGAATACTACTGTTGCAGGAAAGCTGAATAAGACTGATTATGTAGTAGATGCAGAACTGAGTACTACTTCTACTCATCCTGTGCAGAATAAAGCTGTGAAGAGTGCTGTGGACTCTTTGACAAGTTCAGTGAATAGTAAGGTAGATACTTCTACTTATAACACCAAAATGGCATCGTTGGATAGTTCTATCAGTGCTTTGCAGAGTAAAAATACTGCACAGGATGCTGCTATTGATAAGAAGCTGAATAAGGATGATTATGTAGTAGATGCAGAGTTAGATGAAGACTCTAAAAATCCAGTACAGAATAAGGTTATATTTTCGATAGATACTAGAATAGGGGCAACTGAAGGAATAGTACTTCAATTGCGCCCTCAAGTTGCTGAGGCATTAAACAAGAACCGTGAACAAGATACTGCTATTGCAGCTTGCGTGAAGAAGACAGACCTTGTGGCAATCACTAATGAGGAGATTGATGCAATGTTTTAAAAGAAAAGAAGCATAATAGGGAAAAGGAGCGAGTATCTACGGATATTACGCTCCTTTTTTTATACATTGTACATATTAATTACTTTTCAATAAAAGTTTCAGAATACACAGACTCTTGTATCATTTCTTATATTGTAAAATTGGGTACATGATTAATAGCAAATGTGACATGGGGTTTTGTGTAACTTCTTAGCTTGTTCGAGAGTTACTTGTTTTATCTCACAGCTACAATTGCGCAAGCCCTTGCAAGTTGCAGACTTGTGGTAACGACGTGCGTGTGGGCCTGTGCATACATAAACATTGTCGCCGGCTACGCAAGCGAACAGAGCTAAAGATAGAAGTATTGTTTTCATAAGAGTTATTGATGTATTGCTGCAAAAGTACTAAATATCAGCGATACGGACAAGAATATTTTACAGAAGTCGTGTAAAATGTTTTACAAATAATGTTTGGCGACGGGATAAGAAGCTTGTGCGAGAGAACCGAGGAGATAGCAAGGGGATTCTGTGTTGAGAGGAATACTGTAATAATCGGATATGTGGGTGACGGCGTGGAGAAGTTCGTGGGTGAGGGTATTGAGGAATTGAGAGGGAGAAGAAGAGGGACAGAGAACTATGAGGGTGCGGTGGAGGGAAATGTTGGTATAGGTGAAAGCAGTGTCGGGGACAGAGTGAGAGACAAGAAGGCAGGCATCTTCAAGGGGCTGCGAATGACAGCCGAGAGATTGAAGATGTCTGCGGATAACATCAACCTTAGAAGAAGGGACGTTATAGAATATCTGCACCGTCCAATCGTAGGAATGGAGGTATATTTGTTGTGAGCGCATAGGCTATGAGGGGTCTAATACGTCTTCCCACGGGATTGGCGTGCCGGAAAGGGCGCAATCGGCATAGAAGCGGTTAAAGACGAATCCGTCGGGCTGGTCTTCATCATCGACGTAGTCCTTGACAAAGAGAGCAAGGGCACGCTCATCGGTGATGGAAGAGCCGTAGAAGTCGGCAAGAGCCATGTTAAGGACATAGACATGGTCGTAGGCAACGGCATTGTCGAGAGTGATGCCGTACTTGTGAAGAGTCTGTTCGACCTTTTCCTTAGTCCAAGGCGTGATAGGCTTGTTGTCGCGACGCATACGAGAGACAGCGAAGTCGTGCATACGGCGTGAGAAGTGATAGCCATAGTAACGCAGATAGGCGAGCATTTCGGGCGGACGATAGTCGTACTGAGAAAATGACTGACGAGGTTTCATTTGACAATAGGGATTAAGAGGAGAATGTCGTAGTGACATTCTCCTCGGGTTAGACATTAATAATCATAGTCGCGACGTTCGCGTGGACGGCGGTAGTCGGGATAGTCGTCATGTTCTGACTCGTGACGCTGATTGCGGTAGTCGGAGCTGCGATAGTCGGGCATAGGACTGCGCTCGCCATACCGCTCACGCTTGATAGAATCGAGACAGGACATAACCTTGCCTCCATAGCGAAGCATTTTCTCGGCGTTCTCGGTGAGTTCAGAGAACTTATCCTCGGTAATTTCAACAATAAAATTCATAGTCATAATGTTTTTTAAGTTCGAAAAAGAGAGGACTTCCTACGCCTTAGGTTTGAGAGCCTGAGCAAGCATGCCCTGGATATTGGAGAGAGTGCCTTCAATGCCAGACATCTTGGTTTCGAGTTGGGAGATTTTCTGCTCCTGCGCCTTCTTCTCGGCTATCTGAGGGTTGAGTTGGGCGAGCATGGACTCGCAAGAGGAGACCACAGAGCGATGATAGTCAACGCTTTCGAGAATCTGACGAGACTGACGGAGCATAGCCTCAACCTCGGCAGACATAGCCTCGCGCGACTCAGAGACAACGAGCGAGCCGGAATTGGCAATCTGACCATTGGAAGGGAGTTGCTTGAAATCCATTTCGCCATCGGTAAGTTTCACACGGACATCGACCACAGACTCCATCGGTTGAGGGGAGAACTGTCCGGGCTGATAAGTGGGGAACTTAGGCTGAGGATTGGAAACGGAAACAACCTGTCCAATCTGCAATTTAGGCTCGTTGCTCTTGTCAAGCACATAAAAAATACTATTAGTACGCAAACCGCTGAACATAAGAAATCCTTTCTTTTAAGAATAGGTTAGACAATACCCGTCATGAGCTGAAGGGTGTTAGTGTCGCGTTCGAACCAGAGCTGGAAGACGCCAGTGCCTGGGAGGTCGGCGACGGTAAGAGGAGAGCCGTTGTACTTAGTAACGGCTTGGGTAGCCCCGTTCGTCTCGAAGAGAATAGGGAGCGTGCCAGTGGTGCCGGTAGGGATGGCCTGAGCCAGCTTAACGAAGACCGTTCCGCGGTAGTTGGCCGATGCAAAAGCATGGTTGCGGAAGGAGAACGTGACAGCTGTAGTAGAGACCGCTACGGCAGTGGAAGCCACGGCAGCAGAACCACGGCGGTTGACCCATGAGAAGGGATAATTCCAAATAGGTGTCATATAGAACCCTCCTTTCTCGTTAACCCCAAAAGCCGTTAGCGTTGGCATTGGCGTAAAGGCCGTACTGAGCTGCGACACAGTTGGGAACAGTAACAAACGGCTGATAAGGAACTGTCACGGTGTTAGGCTGAGCGCACTTGATTTCGCCCACCTCCTTCTGCAAGCCAGCAAGAACGGCATTGACGGGAGCGAGAGCCTGGCCGACAATCTGCGAAGTCATTGCAGACGACTTGAACGTAGAGTTCTCTTCGCGAAGCGAGTCAATCTTGTTCTGAAGCTCGCGCATGACAGCCTGCTGCTGACCGTTGACAATGGTCTGTGTGCTGTCCTTGATAGCGTTTTGCAAGTCACAGGTCTGACGCTGTGTCTCGTAAGCCACGTTAGCAAAGCCACGTTCCTGTCCTACCGCCACGTTGTTAATGGAATTAGTCAACGCACCTGTCTGCTGGCACATAGCCAGTTTCACATTGCCGTCCATTGCTGTAATGGCATTGTTGGTCTTGCAGCAGCAGTCAGCAATCTGCTGAGCAATCTGCATGTTGCCCTGCTGGAGAGCATTGATAGTCTGCATGCCAGTCATACCTACCTGGTTGCCAACAGACTGAACCTGTGAGGTAAGAGCCGAGATAGCCGACTGAATCTGTCCCTCGGTGCAATTGAGCTGGGTGGCGAGGTTGGAGATAGCATTACGGTTGCCTCCGATAGCATCCATGAGCAGAGAGCGTCCGTAGTCGTTGTTGATTTCGTTGGCTATGGCACCACGTCCGTTGCCTCCGAATCCACCCCAACCGTTACCGCCCCATCCCATGAGGAAGAACAGGAAGATAACCCACATGAAGCCACTACCGTCACCCCAACCGTTGCCGTTCTTGTTCATAGCAAGAAGAAGGTTAGGATCAAGACCGTTGCGCTGGAGGAGAGGAGCAAGAAGCGACATCATACCGCCACCGCACTGGCCATCATTGCCGAATACATAAGTTTTTGTTTCAGACATAATAATAAAAGTTTAGGTTTCGCCCCAACATTGGGACTTGAAGCAAATTTACTTATTATATAAGGTGTCGCCTAACGATGCTCAAATGAGGAGGATAATGCTCAAAGAAAAACCGCTCTGTTATCACAACAGAACGGTTACAAACGATTATGACAAAAATAAAACTCTAACACTTATTTAGTTTGCAACTATCGAGTTCGGCAAGACTCCATGAGAGTTCTTTGAATCCCGGGGACTTGCGTCCGTGAGGAATACGTCCTTCAGATACGTAGCGGTCGAACTTGGCGCGAGACATATTGAGATAACGGCAAGCCTCGTATTTGGAAACACGGCGTTCCTTGTCGGCAATCATCGTGCAGAGGTCGAGGAACATGCGTTCTTGCTCGTCGGTAGTGGCACATTCGCCACTATCGATACGGTCGATTAGTTCGACGAGAATCTTGCGGATAGATTTTAAGAGGACTCCCATGAGGTTATTTTCTACGATGTATAAGCCATATTAAGCTTACTGTACTTGTTATCATAAGGACTATCGAAATTAGAGGTACGGCGAACTGCTTCCATAAAGGTAGCTTGCGTTCTACCGGGACGGGGATTTCCGTCTTGTTCTCTCTGGCAGCGTAGACAGTATCGTGCTTGATAGAGAGGCGGTCGCGCCAACGGGTAATCTCTTTGGTGCGATAAACAGTGTCGCCTTTGACAATGGACTCGAAGTAGACGGAGTCGTGCATATAGACGCTGTCAAGGCGGATATTGTTGATATGCACCGTATCGTGAAGGGTACGTTCGAGGACTACGGGTCGTGGGGATGAGCAGCTGGAGCAGGAGACAATAATACCTATCCAGATGGTCATTATCACTACAAACCAATAGAAGTCGCTGATTATTGAGCGCAACCATTCGCGCTGCCCGTTATCGTTTATATTCATAGCTTTTAATTTTTAAGAAGGACATTCTTTGCCTTATCAAGGAACGCACGTCGCTGTTCGAGTCCGTTGGTACCTCCGTTAATAACCTTGGTTATTTTGACGAGGTCGTCCTTGTCGGCATACTTATTGAGATTATGTGAGTCGAAGAACCACATAGAGGATTTGACAGCACCGAGAGGCTTGGAGAGAAGTTCTGGATTGTTGACAACGTCGCCTTTGCAGTATTTGGAGTTATTGTATGCGGTATAATTCGCGCGTCCTGTGATTTGGATAAGTCCACGACCCCGGTACTTGTATCCGTCACCATCCTTTTTCGGTGTATTGCCGAGCGTCTTGGCGAGGCGTCCGGTATCGTACTTGTCGAAGTAATGGGTAGGGCCTTGTTCTTCGGTGTACTTAAGACAAGCAGACTCGTGGAGAATCTGCGCGAGATAGTGGCACATACGAAGAGGAGTGGTAATATGAAAGGCTTCTGCATAGCCGTTGATATAGTTGATATACTTGTCAACATAAGGCTCGGAAGCAGGAGCTATCTGAATGAGTTGCTGTCGTGTAAGTTTCATTTGAGGTCGTCGTTATTCGGTTCGGGAGAAAAATGCTTGAATATCGTGAACTTCTCTACGAACTTGACTGTAAGTATGTAGTAGAGAAGTGATGTGAGCTTATGCCATGTGGAACCAGGAGTACAGAGGCTTCGCCAGTTGCGCACGATGTTGGTGCCAAAAAGATAAATGGCAGCAAAGCAAACGTATTTGACGCAGACAAGCGCCTGTTCTTCGGTGTGCATGAAGTGCCCGACGATAAACATCGATGCTGCCGTAGCGAAGAAGATAAGGCAATAAATGAAACACATGCCAGCCTTTCGCCATGACCATTCCTCGCCGTTGAATATGGCAGCGAGCAGACCGAAGACGAAGTTGACGACAAAGAGTATGAGCATGCTTGTCATGAAGTCCTGAATGGGACTCAATAAGGCGAAGAACGCCCCGGTAACTGCTATTATGATACTTCTAAAATCATTCATACCGCAAATTTAACGTACAAAAGAATATGTATTGCGGTTATTCGTCTGTAGGAAGAATAAAAACAGCGACCCTTGGATGGGTCGCTGTGTGGTATTGCTTAGAATTTACCTTCAATGTTATTGAATGCCGAGCGTACGTCGCGGGACAGAGTGCGTGCGTAGCGCTGAGTTTGTCGGAGATTGGTATGCCCGAGAACTTTGGAAACGACATTGATAGGCATTCCTTTGGAGAGGAACATCGTAGCTGCCGTGGCTCGTCCCATGTGTGAATGTAGACCGTCAACACCTATCATCGAACCTATGACTTTAAGATAGTCGTTGTAGCGCTGATTTGAGAGCGTGGGCAGCTTGTTCTTGTACTTGGTGAGTATATCGACAGCCTGGGGGAGAAGCTGAAGGACGAAATCAACGTCAGTCTTGGCACGGCGGTCGTGATAAAAATACTTACCGTCGATAAGGTCGCACTCGTTGAAGTCGAACGCCATGAGGTCAGCATACGCAAGCCCGGTGTAACACTGGAATAGGAAAAGGTCGCGAGCCTTGCAGAGGTGAGCCGTGGAAACGGTGAGATTGCGGACGGCATCAAACTGCTCGACTGTGAGGCAATCGACATACTTCTTGTCGCCACGGCTTATCTTGAAGCTAAGGCGACGATACGGATTTTCCTGCACAAGGTTGTCAATGACTGCATCGTTAATGAAGAGTTTCAGATACTTGTGATAGTTGTAGATGGTGGACTGCCCTATCTCGCGAGTATGCAAATATTCGTCCATCGCACGGACATTGGCGACGGTAAGGTCAGCGAAGGAAACTATCTTGCCCCACGAGCGCAAGAAGCGAGTGAAGACACGGTAGCGAGTCTTAGTGCTTTCAGACACACGCCGCTTAAGGGTGCGCTGTTCACAGTAGGTAGGGAAATCCATTTCCTCGGCACGTTCGCCTTGATAGAGCTTGGTGATAGAGTTGAAATCGAAGTTGTCGTCGCTGTAAGACTTGCTCACAATTTTGTCGGCCTTTGTGCAGAGAACTGCAAGACGCTTATTCAATTCGTCTTTGTCGGGACGGTGGACGACCTTGTTTTTGTTGTTGTCCCACTCGTTAGGGGCGATTCTTATGCCTGTTGCGAAGTACTTCTGCTTGCGACTCAGACTGAACCTTATTTCCACAGAACCGGGCTTTCCTTCTTCCGTGGCGTGCTTTCTGTCATAAACAATGTTAAATTTCAAAATTGCCAT